GACGATCCGCAGACCCGGGCGCGTCTCGCCGCCGCGTCGACCGTCGCCGCGATCGAGAAGCTGGTTCGCTCCGACCGTCAGCACGCGCGTGAGGCCGATGCCTGGGACCCGAACCCATGGCTGTTGAACACGCCGAGCGGGATCGTCAACCTGGAGACCGGCGAAATCGGCCCGCACGATCCAGCCTGCCTGATGACCAAATGCACGGGCGTGGCGCCAGCCTGGGTGGGCGAGCGGCCAGATCCGCTGGCGGACTATTGCCCGAAATGGACCGAGTTCCTGGCCCGCGTGACCGGTGGCGATCCTGAACTCCAGGCTTACCTGAAACGCGTGGCGGGATACTGGCTGACCGGCCTGACCCGAGAGCATGCCATGTGGTTTTTCTACGGCACAGGTCGCAACGGCAAAGGCGTGTTCCTGAACACGCTGACACGCATCATGGGCGACTACGCGATGGTCGCTTCGCCCGACACGTTCACCGCCGATGGTCATAACAAGCACCTGACGGTCCTGGCCCGCCTGCAAGGCGCCCGGCTGGTCGTGTCGCAGGAGACCGAGGAGGGCGTGCCGTGGGCCGAGGCACGCATCAAAGCAGTGACCGGGGGCGATCCGATCACCGCCAACTTCATGCACCGCGACTCGTTCACGTTCATGCCGCAGTTCAAGTTGGGCATCAGCGGCAATCACAAGCCGGGGCTGAAATCGGTCGATCAGGCGATCCGCGCCCGGTTCAACCTGGTGCCGTTCACCGTGACGATCCCGCCCACCGAGCGCGATCCGGGGTTGTCGGAAAAGCTATGGGCCGAGGCGCCTGGCATCCTCGCCTGGGCCATGGAGGGATGTTGGGACTGGCGGCACACGCGGCTGGCGCCGCCGCCCAAGGTGACTGAGGCGACCGAGGAGTATTTCGACCAGGAGGACGCCACCAGCCTGTGGATCAAGGATTGCTGCGAGACAGACAGGTCCTACGAGTGTCTCAGCGGCGCGCTGTTCAAATCATGGACCGCCTGGGCGATCAAGGCCGGCGAGAAAACCGGGTCGCATAAAGCGTTTAGCCGAACCCTGGAGCGGAATGGGTTCAACGGCGGCAGGCACTCCGAATCCGGCAGAATGGTCGACGGCATCCGGCTCGTGGTCGATCCGTCCTGGCACGAACCACCCGGCGACAGAGAGTAGCATAAAACTATCAAATGGCAATTACTGACGCACCTGACGGGTTGTGCATTTAATGCGTGTGCCCACACAGGCGCGTAAGGGATATGCGTCAGATGCGTCAGATGCGTCAGAACCCGCCCTACGTATGCCTTTCCCTGGACGCATTAACCAAACAATCCGTCAGATGCGTCAGAAATGCCGAAAACCGGCTAAATCCGGCCATTTTTAGCTTAGTGTTTGCGTCAGCCGATGCGTCAGGATCATCAGGAATAATTGATAAAGGATAATACCACTTCCTCGCTTGCCGGGGCGACCCGTAACGTCCTACGGTGGCCCATGCCCCAGACACGCCCGGCGCCACCGGACACGACCGACATCGACCGGCGCAACGTCGACACGATCGCCGACCACACCGCCACCATGGACAACAAAGCGGCCTTCGCGCTGATCACCCAGACCCTGACGGACGCGGGCTACCGGGGTGTCCACCTGAAGGAAATGCGCGACCGCGTGTGGCTTGAGCGCAAGCGGCTGATCCGCATCGCCAGGCGGGCCTGACCCATGGCCACACGCCTACGCGATCTCCACGTCTGGCTGGAACCAGCCGCGTTCGCGCGCCTCGTCGCCGCCGCCGAGGTCGACCACCGCTCGCCGGCCAACCTCGCTCGCGCGCTGATCCTGCGCGGCCTCGGCGAGCCGCCGATCATCGTCCACGCCAAACCGCCGAAACCGCGTCCGATCGCCCGTGGAGGGGCCAGATGATCAAAGACGACCGGGTGAGACTCACCCTCGCAGCCGCCGAGAGGTTTCCCGACCTGGGCACGCGGCTGGGCACCGTGGCTTACGTCGCGAACAGCTGGGCCGGCGTTGACTGGGACGGCAAGCCGGAGCGGACGCTGCTGCCAATCCGGTCCCTGGAGGCGCTGGGGACGGTCTGGACCGGTCAAGGCATGAGAGAGCCGCCCGAGCCGTCGCCGTCTGTAGCCCCCGTCCAGGCCCCGCCATGACCACGCTCAACGTCATGCTCTGGCTGGCGGTCGTGGCCAACCTCGTCTGCATGGCCTGGAACATCAGCCGCGCGCGGGCCTACTACCGCGCGGTGGAGGCGACCGCGAAAGAGCGCGCTGAATTGCTGGTCAAGGTCAACGCCGCGCTGGCGATGCCGCGCCCACGGATGCCGACGCTTCAGGCGACCTCGCCGGTCGCCGGAATGCCGGGCTGGACCCTCCAGCCACCGGACGGCCAGGCGACGATGAGCGGCACGACGATCCGCGCCCGCGGATCGCCCGGGTGACGCGGCCCGCCTCGTCAGGCTTCCGGGTGCTGCCAGGGACCGGCGAATCCTGGTGGGTATGGCGGGCCGGGCGGGTCGTCTGTGGGCCGTTCACGGCTCATGAGAGCGCGCTGGCGACGGCGTGGCATCTGGACGATGGGGCGGCGGAAATGCCCGATGCGCGGCCGGAAGGGGGCGACCGAGAATAATGGTTGATGTCGTCGTTTTGTCGTTGACAGGATCGATTGTGGTCGTCATTATGCCGACATCGAGACAGGAGATGGACATGACGAAGACCTACCCCGCGATCCTCAACGGCCAGCGGACGACAGCGAAGAAAGTGCTGGGCCAGTGGCTGGTGGGCGGTGACTACACCCAGGCCGGCGACGTTGTTTCGATCGCCTGCAAGGTGTGGCGCTCCGACCGGATCGGCTGGCACACGCTGAAGGGCTGCCGCCTGGTGTTCTCGGACTTCGCGTCCGCCGACGAACTGGAGGGCTGAGAGATGCGATTCACTTACGTCCGCCACAATCCCCGCCTGGTCGAGGTCCGCGCCGATGGCTGTCACGCGGGCTGGCTCGAACAGAAGACCCGCAAGCCCGCCGGGCTCCTCGGCGCGAAGCGTTACGGCTACTGGACCGGCATCGTGGCCGGGCTCGACGTGAGCGTGATCGGCTCGCTGACCAGGGCCATGGACACGCTCGACCGCGCCGCCTGGAACGCCGTCACGGTGTGCGAGAGCCACTACGGCGCCGACGACAACCGGCTGGAGGGCTGAGACATGGCGCTTCACCGCCGCTCATGGACGACCAAACCCGACAAGGCTCTGGTCTGCGAAACACTGGAGCAGGCCGATCTGCTGGCCCGCGCGATGCTTCCCCTGGACCAATACAGGCACATGCACCTGACCTACGCGCACAGCCAGGGCGGCTTCGTGATCTTCAACGAAGCGGGCACCAAGATGGTGGCCGACCGATGACGCCCGACCGGTTCGCCGCCGCCCTCGACCAGCTTGGCTGGACGCAGAGGCACCTGGCGCGGCTGCTGCGGTGCGACACGAATATGCCGGGACGATGGGCGAAGGGGGCCACGATCCCGCCCACCATCGCGGCGTGGCTGGAGCGGCTGGTGGGAGCGCACCATGGCAACCCGGCGCCGGAGGACTGGCGGGCACGCGCGCAACCGACAACGCCAACCCGCCACCGTTAGAGAAAACCCCACGAAACTCGACCACGAAACTCGACCTGGTATAGGGGATTAACCGGTTTGACAAAAAAGATGTGACATTTTTTGTCACCCCAGACAAATCTACCACACCCCTCCGCGGATAAAACACCCCACATTATCAACGCACTACGCGTGTTAGTCTGCCTCACGTGGTTTGCGTGGTTTACTCAGTCGTGACCGCTGAATTATCGGCCTTTTTCTCCCCCTTTTATTCCCGCTCTAACAGTTAGAATTATCCCTAACAGGGTCGTACGCGCCCGCGCAGGCGGATGACGCCCGCGCCTGATGTGTTAATCTGGCCACGCACACAGGAGGACCCCCATCATGCCGTTCGACGGATTCCCCCCCGGGCTACTCTCGGATCTCGCCGCCCTGAAGGTCGCCCTGGCCGGCGTCAGGACCGGCTGGCGGACTGGCGCCCTCGGCATCGAGGGCAAACACTGCGCGCTGGGCTGGCTGCTGCACGCCGCCGATGGCAACGCGAAGATCGCCACCCGCCTCGCCGTCGACTACGTCTGGCCCGCGCTGCCCGAGAGCGCTCGCAAGGGCAAGGACACCCGGATCGAGGCGATCTACCGCTACAACGACCACTGGGGCCACGCGAACACGATCAAGGTGTTCGACCGCGCCGTCGAACTGGCCGAGGCGAAGGCTGGCGGTGTCTGACATCGAGGACGCGCTGATCTGGCGCCTCGATGTGCGCCAGGCCGCGCGTCAGCTCAAACCGCGCGAGCGGGGCATGCTCACCCGCTTCGTCCGGGGGGACACCGCCACTGACATCGCCCGCGCTGACGGCCTGAGCCGGGAGAGGGTCGGCCAGATCCTCGCCACCGCCGGCCACCGCCTGCGCCACGCCCTGCGCTCGCCGCCGGGCTTCGACCGCCCGGCCTTCCTGGATCACATGGCCCGCCTGCTCGAGGCCCGACGCATCCAGCGCGAGCAAGAGGCGCAATGGGAAGCCGCCCGCGAGGCGCGCGAACGCGAAGCCGAACGCTACTCCGAGGAACGCCGGTTCCAGCGCGACCTCGACGCGATGCGCGCCCTGATCGAGCGCGAGGGGCCAGCGAAATGGATCGTGCCCGCGGAGGCGGAAATCGAGGTCGACGCCATGCTGGCCTTCGCCTCGGCCCTGGCGTCGAAACCGCCCCCCCCCAAGCCCAAGCCGCCCGAGTGGCTGCGCCTGCTCTACATCCCCGAATCGGATCGCGCCGACCAACAGAAGCGCAGTCTCGCGCTTCTTCTTGAGCAGGAATTCATCCGCCGCGGCGCCGGCCCGCTCATCCCCACCAATCCCGACGCCGCCGAGCAACTCGCCAGTCTCAGTCCCGAAGATCGCGCGATGGCGAAATACAACTGGTACGCGGTCAACCTCGACGCCATGTTCAGTAAGTTCCCCCCCTACCCGGGCAAGGTCTACTTCGATCCTTGACATCCCGTTGATGTCGCGCGAAATCCCAAGCCGTGGGACTACCAAAACCACAGGGATCGGTTCCCAATCGGGACACCGGGGCCTGCGGTAGCCATTCAAAATCCATACAATGGCTCTGCATATGGACCCGACCAAATCAAGAGCAAATCGCTCGCGAACAACTGGAAAACCAAGGTTTTCCGGTGTTCCTGCCCATGCTTGAGCGCCGCCTGCCAAAGAACCAGGCTCGTATCGAGCCATTGTTCGCGCGTTATTGTTTCAGCCGCCCCGTCGAGGGACGATGGGCGCCGATGCGTTCCACCCGCGGCGTGGCCGATGTCCTGCGCGATCCCGCCGGTCAGCCCTACTGGCTTTCCCAAAACACCATTGACGACCTCATGGCACGCCTCGCCGTCGAGCCTGTCCGTCTCCCGTCCTACGCCCCCGGCACCCGCCTCCGCGTCCTGGATGGCCCGCTGGCCACCTTCACGGGCACCGTGGTAGCTGACGCCGGAGAACGCGTCCGCCTCCTCCACAGCCTGTTCGGACGCGCCACCGAGAAGTGGTACCAGCCAGAAGACGTGGAAGCAGCGTGAAATGATCGGACGCTGCCAATACTGCGAATACTTCATGGACAGAGACCCCGACCCCTGTGAATGCCACCGCCATCCGCCGGTCATTCTGCCCGGCCCGGTCTCCGCGTGGCCCAACTGCGAGCCAGACGACTTCTGCGGCGAATACGCCCAGACCGCCAATATGACTGAACGCATCAGAGGAGCCTGACACATGGCCCTACCCCCGGCACCACCCGGCGGACCCCCAGGCGGCGGCATGCCACCGGGCATGGGAGCAACCGACCCAAGCGCGGGCGGCGCCCCACCACCCGATGATGACGCCGGGAGCCCGGAGGACAACGTCATCCTGACCATCGCCCGCGACCCCGAGGGCGGTGGATACCTCGTCTACTCCGGCGACGAACCCGAGGACGGCGGCGAGGACATGTCCGCCGATGACGCCGATGCCATGGGACCAGCGGGCGGCGCGCCATCCAACCAACCCCAGACCGCGGGCAGCGTCGGCGAGGCCCTCAAGATCGCCATGAACATTCTCCAGCAAGACGAACAATCCGGCGGCGGCGGCGCCGAGGCAGCCTTCGCATCCGGGTTTGGTGGCCCTCAAGGAGCCACGCCAGCGGGCAACGGCGGCAGCCCGGCGGCACAGAAGTTCGCCTGATGATGGGCGGCTCGCCACCACCCAGGATCGGGAAAACCACGGGGAAGCCCATGCCGAAGGCCGATAAGCCCGGCAAGCTGCCAGCACGTAAGAAACCCAAAGCGAAACCACGCGTTGCACCCGGACTGATCAACTCAACGGAGTACTGACATGTCTAAGGTCGAACAAATCGCCACCATCCTCGGCAACGCGAGATCAGCCGGCGGCATGACAGACGAACAAATCGCCGCCAATATCGTCGCCGAACTGAAACTCGTGGACGACGCACCCAAACACGCCGAACCCGCGCACAACACCAAGGCGGATAATAAAAAGTGAGCCAAACCCTACTCCAACGCATTACCCACCTGATCGAGCAACAGCGCATCCAGGGCGGCTGGGACGATGAACTCGTCGCCGCCAAGATCCTCGACCTCGTCAGGCGCGACGAACAAGCCGACAAGGTCACCCTGATCGAGGGCGACCCTCCCGAAACCGTGCAGGCGGTGTGAAACTTGGGGCGACCATCAAAATTCACCGAGGAACTGGCGAATGAGATTTGCCGCTTGCTGATCGAGGGCAAAAGCCTGCGCGATATCTGCTCCGACAAGGCGTTTCCCGATCGCCTAACGGTTATACGATGGAAGAACGAAAACGAATCGTTTCGTAGCCAGTATGTGCGCGCGAGAGACGATCAAGGCGACACTTATGCTGATTTAAGCTTGCACTCCGCGACGACGATTGAAGACGCCGCGAAGGCTCGTCTCGCTTATGACGCTTACAGATGGTACGCGGGTAAACTTAAGCCCGGCACCTACGGCGACAAGGTTCAACACGCCAACGCGGCGGGTGATGGAGACGTGACGATACAGGTCGTGAAGTTTAGTTCCAAGAGCAAAACGGAGTGACCATGCTGCACGCTTCGACGTTCGAATACCTGAAGCCGACAGACGACCAAATGGACCACATGGCCTATGTGCGGGCGGCTTTTGCTGAGTTCACGTCGCATATCGGCGTCCATATCCCAGAGGGTCCAGACAAGACCTACCTGATGCGACAGCTACGCGACTGCGCGATGTGGGCCAACATCGCGATCACGCGCAATCCGGACGGGTCACCACGAACGTAACGATCCCTAACGGTTGGGTACCCAACGACTATCAAATGCCGCTCTGGGACCACCTGGAGGGCGGCGGCAAACGCGCCGTCGCCGTGTGGCACCGACGCGCGGGCAAGGACTCCGTCGCTCTCAACTGGACCGCCGCCGCCGCGCACCAGCGCAAGGGCACCTATTGGCACATGCTGCCAACCCAGGCGCAGGCGCGCAAAACGGTGTGGGACGGCATCGATCGCGCGGGCCGCAGGATGATCGACCAGGCGTTCCCGCCCTCGATCCGGATCAATCATCGCAAAGACGAAATGAAGATCGAACTGAAGTGCGGTTCGGTCTGGCAGCTCGTGGGCAGTGACAACTACAACGCGCTGATCGGCGCCAACCCGGTCGGCGTGGTGTTCAGCGAATACTCGGTCGCCGACCCCGCCGCCTGGGACTACATCCGACCGATCCTCGCCGAAAACGGCGGGTGGGCGGTGTTCATCTACACCGCGCGCGGTCGCAACCATGGCGCGCTGCTTTACGAAATGGCGAAGGGCAACCCCTCGTGGTTCGCCCAGCTACTGACGGTCGATGACACCCGGGTGATCGGCCCCGATGTCATCGATGAGGAGCGCGCCGCCGGCATGTCGGAGGACATGATCCAGCAAGAGTTTTATTGCAGCTTCAGCGCCGCCCTGGTGGGCGCCTACTACGGTCGACAGATGTCCGACGCCGAGAAGGAAGGCCGCATTGGCAACGTCCCTTACGAGCCGAACCTTCGCGTCGAGACATGGTGGGATCTGGGTGTCGGCGACAGCACGGCCATTTGGTTCGTGCAACGATATCAGCGCGAGATCCGCGTGATCGACTATTACGAGATGAGCGGCGAGGGACTGTCGCATTACGCCAAGGTTCTGCAAGCGAAACCATACGTTTACAGCCGTCACATCGCGCCGCACGACATCGAGGTGCGCGAATTCGGCACCGGCAAGACGCGCCGCGAGACCGCCGCGGGTCTCGGCATCCGGTTCATCCTGGCGCCCAACATCGGCATCGAGGACGGCATCGACGCGGTGCGCGCCATGCTGCCTCGATGCATGTTCGACATAAAGAAATGCGAACGCCTGATTGAGGCTTTACGGCAATACCGCAAGGCGTGGGACGACAAGAACAGGCGCTTTCAGGACCACCCGCACCATGACTGGGCCTCACACGCCGCCGACGCGGGTCGTTACGGCGCCGTGACGCGCGACCCGGCCACCGAGACGCGACCGCGCGTGCCGGTGTTCGAAACGCATGACGCGGGCATGGGGATGCTGGGATGATCTCATTGCTGGTCTGGCTGCTGGTCCTGTGCCTGATCCTGGGCCTGATTATCTGGGTCATTCAGATGATTCCGTTACCGCAACCGTTCGGCACTATCGCCATCGCGATCGTCGCGGTGATCTTCATTCTGATCCTGGTGTCCTTCCTTCTCGGTGAAGTACCGTTGCCGCGAGGGGGCCTGCGCTGATGTCAGGTCCGGTCTACGCCTATCACACCACGCCAATCGATGTGACGGCGGAACGGATCGCCGCGCCCACGCCGGGCATGCTGGCGGATGTCAACGCCGTCTACCGGCTTGAGGTCGCCCCGTTCACGCGCTACCACAGCGACGGCGCCGCGCTTGTGATGATGAGCGATAGCGGGGGCGCCGCGCCCCCCGGCGAAGCCGCGCTGCCGCTGTCCGGTGGCGCGATGACCGGGCCGCTCTATCTCAATGCCGATCCCGTGGACGCGCCGGATGATTCATCCGACCTGTTGGCCACGACCCGGCATTATGTCGATGCCGGCAATAACCTGAAGCAAAACACCTGGGGTGTCTCGGACGGTTCCGACGCGGCGGTGGGCGATGTGGGCGAGTACCTCGTGTCCGCCAACGCCGAGGGGGTCACGTTGCCTAACAACACCCCGGCCGCGGTTTGCTCGCTCGATCTTACCCCGGGTGACTGGGAGATCTGGGGGACGGTGGATTTCCGTCCCGCCGCGGGCGTCAGCCCGAACGCCATCGCCGCCGCGATCAGTACCCGCCCTGATGCGTTGCCCTCGGATGAAGACCTGATGACCGGTGTCGGCGTGCTGAACATGTTCGCCACGCCATCTCTCACCTCTGGCCAGCGTCAGGTGCTGATGACCGGGACGTGCCGGTCTAACTCCGCTGCCGCGCTGACCCTGTATCTGGTCGGCCAGACGACGCTGGGCGGCACCGGCACGCTCATCGGCAAGGGTTATCTCTGCGCGAGGCGCGTGCGCTAAGTGAGCGACGTTCTCGACGCTCTCCCGCGCGCCGTCGCGGATCTGATCGCGCCGCACCTCGGCGGCGAGGAGGACAGCCCGACGCTGGCCGCGATCGGCGTGGAGATCGGCGCCAAGCGCGACGAAGCCAAAATGGCGCGCAAGATGTCGGGCATCGAGGACGCGTGGCGCGCCGCTGACGAAGCCTACGAGGGCATAGACGACGCGAACCGTGGCGAGGTGGGCGACGGTGGACGCTGGGCCAAGCCGATGAGCGTGGATGGCCCGCTGATGACGGAGCGCAGGAACAGGAACCCAGACCACCGATCGACCGCGTTCCTGCGGCTCACCTCGCGCTATGTGGACGCGGGCGCGGCGAAGCTGGGCGAGATCCTGCTGCCCGCCGACGACAAGGCGTTCTCGTTCCGGGCGATGCCGGTGCCGCGCCTGATCAAGGCCAAGGAGGACACCAGCCAGGTCGTCCACGGCGACATGGGCGTGCCGCTGACGCGCCCGGCGCAGCCCGGCGAGACCGGCGCGCCCGCTGCCCCACCCGGCGCACCACCAGCCGGTGGCGACCCCATGGCGGCAGCCGCCGCGGCGTTGCAGGCTGGCGGGCAACCCGCCCCAGGCGCCACGCCAGGCGCACCGCCACCGCCAGCGGGCCAACCCGGGCAGGCGCTGACACCGCCGGGCACGCCGCTCGCCCCGGCCTCGCCCACGCCGCCAGGGCACGTCCCGCTGACGGTCAAGGACCTCGCCGTCGAAAACATTCAGATGGCGGACGAGAAGGCCAAAGCGGCTGAGACAAGGATCTATAACTGGCTGCTGTCGTGTCAGTATCGCGGCGAGATCCGCAAGGTGATTTTCGACGCCGCGCGCATTGGCGTGGGCGTCCTGAAGGGTCCGACGCCGCGCACCAAACGCGTGATGGCGTTGACGAAGCAACGCCACGGCGAGGACCTTAAGGTCATCATCAAGGACACCATCCAGCCGGCGGCGGTGTGGGTGGACCCGTGGAACATTTTCCCCGACCCCGCGTGCGGTGAGAACATCCACGACGGCAGCTACATCTTTGAGCGCGACCACATGTCGGCGCGGCAAATCCGCAAGCTTAAGAGCCTGCCCGGTTATATCGGGGACGCGATCGATCAGGTGCTGGATGAGGGACCGAACAAGGCCTACCGGTCGGAGACCGATCGCGGTCCCGGGTCGAAGCGCGACAAGGATCGTTTCGAAATCTGGTATTTCCAGGGCACGCTGACCAAGGAGGAGATGCGCGCGATCGACATGGCCTCGGGCCGCGATCCTTACACCGACGAAGATGCCGAGAACGACAAGCGCGACGAGGTGTTCGTGATCGTGACGTTGATCAACGACACGGTCATCCGCGCCACGATCAATCCGCTCGACAGCGGCTCGTTCCCGTATAACTCCATGCCGTGGCAGCGGCGCGCCGAAAGCTGGGCCGGCGTCGGCGTGGCGGAACAGATGCGGACGCCGCAACGCATGGTCAACGCCGCCGTTCGGGCGTTGCTCAACAACGCGGGCAAGAGCGCGGGCAGCCAGTTGGTCATCGACCAGAGCGCGATCATACCGGCGGACGGCCTGTGGACGATCACCCCCGATAAGATCTGGTTCAAGACCAACGACGGGCCGCAGGACGTGCGGCAGGCGATGATGGCGATCGCGATTCCCAACGTCACCGAGCAACTCATGTCGATTATCACCCTGGCGGAACGGTTCGCCGAGGAAACGACATCGATCCCGCTGATCACGCAGGGGCAGTCCGGGTCGACCACGCCAGACACGTTCGGCGCGACGCAATTGCAGAACAACAACGCGAACCAGCTTCTCCGTTCAATTGGCTACAGTTTTGACGACTTCATCACCGAGCCTCTGATACGCCAGTTTTACGAGTGGCTGTTGCTCGATCCTGATGTCCCCAACGAGGAAAAGGGCGAATTCGAGGTCGACGCGCACGGCTCCGTCGCGCTGGTCGAGCGCGCCATTCAGGACCAGAGCATCGCGCAGATGGGCAACATGGCGGCGAACCCAATTTACGGTATCGATCCGAAAAAATGGGCCGCGCTGTTCCTGAAATCCAAGCGCCTCGATCCCACCGACATGCAATACACCGAGGAAGAGCAAGAGAAGATGGCCGCGGCGCCGCCGCCCGAGCCGCCCCCGGTCACCGTCGCGCGCATCAACGCCGACACGCAGATCAAGCTTGGCGTGATGAAGCAAACCGCCGATCAGCAGACGCAGCAGGCCGAACAGCGCGTGGCCGACGCCGCCAACACGCTGGAGGGGCAGAAGCTGCACGTCCAGGCCACCGTCGATTTGCACGAAATGGAACAGAAACGCCAACTGGCCATGCTGGACTACGCCAACCGCCACCAGATCAGCCTCGACCAGACCAAGGCGGAACTCGCGCAGACCGCGATGAAGCTACAGGTCGAACAGCAACTGAACGCGATCAACAACGCGATCCACACGCGCGACACGCACGCGGCGCATGTGGTCGATGTCCACAAGCACGCGGTCGACACCGCCGAGGCAGCGCGCCAGCACGCCGTGGACACCGATCACGCGGCGGTCACGCACGCGCTCGACTCGGCGCACGCGGCCCGGCAGGCGGACCAGCAGACGGCGGAACAGCGGCGCCAGCACACCATCGACACCGGATCGGACCTGTTCAAGCACCAGAACCCGCCAGCCGTTCAGGTCCCCGGCAAAGCGGCGAACGGTCAGGCGGCATCACAGGTGAACCCATGATCGACTGGTATCAGCACGCGCTTGAGGTCGGCCTTCAGATGGTCGACATGGAGCGCGAGAACGCGTTGCTTAAGCGCGAGGTGGATATGCTGCGGCGGCTGTTGGTGGAGCGCGCCCAGATCCCGGCGCCGGTCAACCCGTTCCGCGCGTTCCCCGTCGAGCGGCGGCGCGTGGGTGGGTAGGTGCCTTTGATCAACGGCACGGCCAACGCCGACCCGGCGCCGCCGGAACTGACCTCGGGCGGTGGGGTCATGGACTGGCTGTCGGGCATGTTCGGGGGCGAGCGCGCGTTGCCGACGTTGCCCGCCGAGCCTGCGGGGCCGGCACGGGACGCTTATGCCGGGCAGTCCATGACGATGCCGCGCGCGGACTTCAGGCCCGGCACGGACATTGGAGGCAGCGTTCCAATGTCCGCCGAGCAAGCAGACCGCATGCGCGAGGCGTCGATGGAGTTGCACGACGCGACGATGCTGGCCGGCGGTCCCATGGGCGCCGAGGCCGGGACCGGCGCGGTGGCGCTGGCGTCGAGGCGGGGACTGGCGAACCCGCCGCCACCGTCGAGGGGGTTGATCAACGCGACGGGTGAAGCGCCAGGGCCGGTCTCGATCCTGAAGGACGGCACGATCCTCTCCGGCGAAACGCCGGTCGGACGCGTGAAATACGACCACGGCGATGCATCCACGCGCATTGGCGACATCGCCATCAATCCATCGATGCAGAACCAGGGCATCGGCTCTCAGGTGATCCGTCAGATCCAGGACGAGGCGGCGGCGCGCGGCAATCCGGTCGTGCTGTCCACCGACGCGTTCCGCGGCCCGCAGGCACAGGCGGACCAACTACGGCTCTATCAGCGGCTGGGGTTTGAGCCGAACACCGGGCCGGGTCAGGTGTCGGAGCGGATTGGCGGCAGGAAGATCGCGGAGGACCTGGTGTGGCAACCGCCCGGCTTCACGGCCTACCACGGCAGCCCCCACGAGTTTCCGCCAACCGCGCGCAATCCGTTGGGAGAGTTCGACCCGGTAAAGATCGGCACGGGCGAGGGCAGTCAGGCCTTCGGGGTTGGCGCGGGATATCTCGGTGAGGCGGAAAACACGGCGAAATATTATCGCGACAGGTATGGGCCGCAGGCTGATCCAAAGGTCCAGGCGGCGGGTGACGAGTACAACAACGCCCACGCCGCGTTCGATGGCTCCGTGGCTGCCCGCGCCAGGGTCGAAGCCGCCGAGCGGGCGTTGCAGGACGCGGAGGCGAACGCGCCACCAGGCCATATGTATGAGGTTAAGGTCCACGCGGACCCGGCCAGATTCCTCGACTGGGATCGACCGTTGTCGCGGCAGCACCCCGATGTCCAGGCGGCGTTGGCGAAGATCAACCCCGATATGTATCACCCATCGTCGGGCGACTACGATCCGTCCGAGAGCGGTCAGATGATCTATCACCGCCTGGCGTCCCGGTCTTCGCAGGCTGATGCGTCGGCGGCGCTGAACGCGGCCGGTGTTCCCGGGATTCGATACCTTGACGCCGGCAGCCGCGGCGCGGGCGAGGGTAGCCGCAACCTCGTCGTGTTCGATCCCGCCAGGATGGACATCATCCGCCGGTACGGCCTCGCGGGCCTCATGGCGGGCGCGGGCGCCGCCGCCACGCAGGGGCGAGACCAGACCCAGTGAGCGACTTCTTCCCGCAGCCCGACCCGCCGTTCGACCTCGGCCCGGTGGACCGCGCCAGCCCCCTGTGGCGGCGCCTGGAAGGGTGGCTCGCCAGCGAACTGGACAACGCCCGGCGGCGCAACGACGCGCCACGCCCGGAACTCGACACCGCGATGCTGCGAGGCGAGATACGCGCGATCAAGCGATTCCTCGCGCTGGGACAAGATCGGCCAATATTGACCGATGCCGGAGAGGACACACCGCGAGGCGTGTCCGGACTGTGGAGTAACTCATGAACGAAGACGAACACGACACCACCACTGATGACGCGGCTGCCGAGGCTGCCTTCGCGGGCGGGTTCGAAGCCGAAACGCCGAAACGTCCGGAGCCACGCGCCGCCCCCGGTAAAGATCAGCCCGCGGAAACCCCACGGGAGATCAAACCGAACGGCAAGGCGGACCCGGATTACGTCCAGATCACGAGGTCGGACTGGGATAACGTGAGGACCGCCGCGGCAAAGACGGCCACATATGATCAACAGCTTTCCAAAGCGTTCGGGACGATCGGCAACCTACAGAAAGTCATCAATGGCCTGCGCGACCAGACGCCGCAGGGTCGCAAGATCGAGGTATCGCGCGAAGCGTTTGCCGACCTGGAGCGCGATTTCCCCGAACTGGCGAATTCCACGCGGGCCGCGCTGGAGCGCGCTCTCTCGGGCGTCAACGGGAACGGCGCTGATCCCGCCGTCATCCGCCGCATGCTCAATGAACACGCGTCCGAGCGTGAGGTGGAGGTCCTTGAAGACGCCCATCCTGACTGGCGGGACATCGTCGGCGCCGTCGATGTCTCCCAGCAGATGCCAGATCCCAATAACCCCTTCCGCAAGTGGCTGGCGACCAAGGACGCCGGTTACCAGCGGCGGATCAACGGCACTGAATCAGCCGCCGTGGTGATGCGCGCGATCAACCTGTTTCAGCGCGAGACGCAAACCAGGACGCAGACGCGCCAGGCGCAGGCGGCTCGCGCCGACGCGCGCACTGACCGCATCCGCCAGGCCGTGCAACCACGCGGCGATGGGGCGGCACCCGCCGCCGACGCCACCAACGACGTTGAGGCCGCTTTCGAGTCTGGCTTCAAAAACCGCTGACACGCCTACGCCGACGACCGGTTCATTCCGGCCTGTGACCGACGCCATTTGACGGCGGTTCCCGTGAATACCTCAGAAAATCCTCTTCACAGGAGCGCCAACCATGGCAATGCAAACGTTTGGCATGACGACTGCCCGACTTGCGAAATTCAAGGGTGAAATACTTTCGCACGCCGTGCCGCAGGAAGTATTGGGCCGCAGCGGGCGCCAGATCCCAATGCCCAAGAACAACTCTGACACGTACGTCGCGCGCCGCTGGCTGCCCTATGGCGCCACCGGGGCCACGGCCTCGTCGCAGAACCAGTTTTTCCAGAACGGGCCGGGCGATCGGGGTAATATCATTGCCCAGGCGCACCAACTCTCCGAGGGCGTGACTCCGCCGCCGGATTCCATCGTGCCGTTGGACATCACCGTGGTCGTGCAGCAATTCGGCTGCCTCTACGGGTTCTCAGACAAGACCTACAACTTGTATGAGGACGACATCCCCAAGGCGATGATCGAACAGGCTGGCGAGCGGATGACGTTCGTCAACGAAATGATCGCCTACGGCGCGTTGCGGGCCTGCACCAACGTCTACTACGGCGGCGCCGGGACATCGATCTCCACGACCAATGGCGGGCTGACGCTGGGCCTCATCCGGCGCATCGCGCGGAATCTTCAGGCCAACCATGGCAAGCCCGTCAACAAGGTTCTGAAGGCGAGCCAAAATTTCGGCACCGACCCGGTCGCCGAGGGCTTCACGGTTTACAGCCACACCGACCTTGAGCCTGACATCAGGGACTTGCCCAACTTCGTGCCCGCCGAGGCCTACGCGTCCGGATCGCCAATCCAGAACGAGATCGGCAAGTGCGAGCGGTTCCGCTTCATCACCTCGGCGGATCTCCCGTCCATCCAGGACGGTGGCGCTGGGGTGGGCGCCACCGGGCTATCGTCCACCACGGGCGCGAATATCGACATCTACCCGTTCATCGTCACGGCGCAGGACGCCTGGGGGCAGATCGCGGTGCGCGGTCTCGGCGCGCTCGATCCGACATTCATTCCGCCCGGCGACAAAACCAAGTCTGACCCGCTGGGCCAGCGCGGTTACGTCGGCTGCGCGTGGTGGAAGGCCGTGATGATCGAAAATCAAGGCTGGATGGCCGTTGGCAACGTCGGTTCCAAAGTATTGGTCTGAGTGATCAAGTAAAGGAGGCATCCAATGCTTGACACGATGAACAGATACCTCGCCGGCTTCAGGGAAGTGCGGTGGGCGCATGCCCTGCGCTCCTGCCTGATTCCGATCGGCGATCGTATGTCCTCGCAGGCTCTCACGCCCGCTGGCCTCGTCGTCGGCACAACTGACACCACGACGGCGAAGATCGGCGCGGCGGCGTTCCAGGCCTGCGCCAACGGTCGCATGGTGACGATCGCCGCCGGCACCGAATTGCCGAAACCGCTAGGCCTCAACGTGACTACCGGGTTTTTCGGCATCGGGTGCTGGTTCACCGACAGCGCGGGCACCGTGACGTTCGCGCCCGGTCCCAACGGCACGACGGCGGGTAGCGCGGGGTTCCCGCAATTCCCGCGTGGGCAGGCGCTGATCGGCTTCATCACCGTGACGATCAGTGGCTCTTACATCGGCGGCACCACGCCACTGAGCGGCGCGACCACCGCCTATTTCTCGCCCACCGGGGCGTTCGATCCGACGATCCTCGTTTGAAAGGGGAATGAAATGGCTACCCTCAACTTTGATTATGGTGTCACACAGAACCTGTCCAATGCGGGTGTGGTCGCCGGGACTACCTCGACCTACACGACGACGGCGGCGACTGTTTGCGCGATCCAGGGCAAGTTCGCGACCCCCCTGGCGGCGCAGACCGCGCAGCCGACGCCAACCACCGACGCGGTCACCGGGCAACCGTTTGTCGCCGTGCCGCCGAACAGCACATGCGTGCTGGTCCTCGGCGTTAACGCCGCTGGCGTGATCCAGATGGCGCAGGGACAGATCCTGCCGACCACCACTGGCGTCACGACCACCGTGGGGGCGTTTCTGCGCGACCCGCAGTTCCCGCCGATCCCCGACAATTTCTGCGCGCTCGCGTATGCGATTGTGAGAACAGCACCAGCCGCCGCGCCGTGGACGCCGGGCACGGGTAGTTGGACAGCATCCGGCGTAGTTACGACTGCGTTTCAGAACGTTAGCCAATTGCCATCTCGGCCACAGCTTTCCTGATCTGGTGCCGTCGTCAGTCCCAACGGGCAAACGGCCCATGAATTCTGGCGGCGGCGTCCTGATAGGCCTGCGTGGCTTCCTCGATGGTATCGAAGGTGCCGAGGTATGCTTCCTTGTTCCTGGACCTGATCCTGGCCATGAAACCGCGCCCATGGGCCTGAACACCCTTGACGCCAACCTTGTTGTCCCTCCGGACCAAGATGTTGGCCATGTTCAGACCGTTTGTCGCGGCTCGCAGATTGTCGATGCGGTTGTTCGCGGGGTTTCGATCAGCATGATCGATGGTGTCAGGAAGCGGTTCGCCGTGGGTCAGAAGCCAAATCAACCTATGTGCGTAGTATGGGTGGTTCTGGAGTCGGATGAGGATATATCCGGCCTTTGTCACCGCCCCCGCGGGCTTCCCTACATTCTTGGCGTTCCATGACCGGAATGTCCGTTCGCTGTCAAACATCTCTCGCGGTCTCGGCAGCCAGGTCAGGGCGCCGGTTTCGGGGTCATAAGCCAGCAACTGGCGCACGAGGTCGCGAGGCGGTAATGGCTTGGGAAGCACGTCGATCCTCCACCCTAGGGTCAGTGTCAGGACGCTCAGAGCCGGTTCAACGGCCTGGGCGTCCGCCTCTGATCATGAATGAACCGTCCCGTAACGGCAACAGTCAGAGGTGATGCATGCCGCCGTTTCAGAAGAAAGAAGCCCACAACAGCGATGTCGCTGTCGAGCAATATGAACCCATCGCCGACCCAAAGGATTACGATGGCGATATCATCCTCGCGGACAAGGACCTGATCGCCAAGGACTACGCCGATGAGTTGGCTTTTATGAACGAACCGATCGAGATCCGCCTGCAACCCTCGACTGACAGGAACGCCGCCATGTCGTTTCCCGTGTGGGTGAACGGCAAGCCAGCCGAGGTGATGACCAACGGGCGCTGGCGAGAATTGGGCTGGCTGCCGGTGGCGACGAACCTCACGGTGCGCCGGTCGGTGCTGGAGATCATCCTGCGCGCCAAGGTCGACACCGTGAACACGCAGATTTTCGGTTCCGACACAGAGCGGCCCGAAAACAAGACGCCGCGCTTCACGACGCCGGTTCATTCCGTGTCCGTGCTGTCCGATCCGAACCCCAAGGGACCGGCGTGGATGACCGAGGTCATTCGCAGGACGTATTGACGTGACCTACCTGGAAATGTGCCGCGTGGCGATCATGAATTGCGGCGTGGCGCCGTTCGCCGCCCTCAACACGGTGCTGCCGACCGTGGTCGGGGCCACCGGCAGCGTCGGCAGGGTCACCGCGTGGGTCAAGGACGCATATTCCGACATCGTGATGGAACACGACGACTGGGAATGGCTGCGGTCCAGCAACATGCTGGGGGCCGGCGTTTCGTTCCAGACCGTCGCCGGGCAGGCCAGCTACCCGCTGGGCACCGGGCCGGGAACGGTGGGCGTGGTCGCCGACCGGCTTGGCAAGTGGGCTGAACACACGTTCCGCGATCACACGACATCAGTCGGGTTTGTCAACGAAAACTACCTCGATGACATCCCCTACGATCAATGGCGCAACGATTACATGTATGGGGCGCAGCGCAACGTGAAGACGCGCCCGATCGTCATCGCCATTGGCCCGGATCTGAGCCTCAATCTGGGTCCGCCGCCGAACGATCAATACACCGTCACCGGAGATTATTTCGTCGTGCCGCCGGATCTGACGGCTGACGCGGACGTGCCGTTCGGCCTGCCGACGCGGTTTCACATGCTGATCGTCTACAGGACGATGATGAAATACGGCCAGTATGAGTCCGCGCAAGAGGTTTACACGCGCGGCCAGGAGGAGAACGCGGGCATGTATTCGCGCTTGCAGCTTCTTCGCGCGCCGCGGGTGAGCTGGGGAGCCGCGCTGGCATGACGCTCATTCTGGAAGGTCCGTCCACCGACCCGGACGCCCCGGTCATCACGCCGATCGCGCTGTCCGAGGACATCAACACCGAACTAACGTCTTTTTGGCTGCCACTGGCCGGCGGCACGATCGTCGGCAGGCTGCTGCTCTCCGTCGACCCCTTGGTGCCGCTTGAGGCGGCGAGCAAGCGATACGTCGACAATCGGGCGCCGCTGGGCGGTCCCTACCTTCCGCTCGCCGGGGGCAGCATGCAGGGCGGTCTGACACTGGCCGGCGACCCGCTGATGCCGCTACACGCCGTCCCGCTGCGTTACCTTCAGGCCAATTACGCCCCGGTCGGCGTGTATGTGCTGAAGAACGGCGACACGATGACCGGGCCGCTGACACTGCCGGCTGATCCGCTCGCGGACATGCAGGCGGCGACGAAGCAATACGTCGATCACAAGTCCGGAGCGGGCCTGTCTGAGGCGCCGATGACCGGCCTGACCTACGGCAGACAGTCCGCGGCCTGGAATCAGGTGATCGCCGCGAACAACGACATCGTCGATGGCGGTAATTTTTGATTACGACATCAGAACATAGGGGTATCTTCTAGTGGCCGATATCCTCCGCATCAAACGACGCGTGACCGGTGCCCCGGGCGCCCCCTCCGGGCTGGCGAACGCGGAAATCGCCTACAACGAGGTCGACCACATCCTTTATTACGGCGAGGGAACGGGCGGCGGTGGGGGAACCGCTTCGATCGTCGCGGCCATCGGCGGGCAGGGTCTCGCCTACACGTCGCTGCCGGCGATGGACGGCACCGCGTTCGCGGGAGGAGCCTCGCTGTGGTCGCGCGGCGATCATGTGCATCCCACCGACACCACGCGCGCGGCGGCATCCTCGGTCCCCGGGCCGTCGGTCACCCCGCCGGCCATGGATGGAACCCAGACGATCGGGGTGCTGGCGACCTACGCGCACGGCGACCACATCCATCCGACCGATACCAGCCGCTACGCCGCGAGCAATCCGTCAGGATACCAGACGGCGGCACAGGTCGTGGCGGTCAGGCTGGACCAGTTCGCCGCGCCCACCGCGCCGGTCAACTGGAACAACCAACCGCTGCAAAATCTGGCGGAGCCAAGCAACAATTCGGACGCCGCCACGAAGCACTACGTGGACGGCGCGTCGCAGGGACTGGCATCCAAGGCCGCCGTGCAGGCCGCGACGACGGTCAATATCGCGCTGTCGGGGTTACAGAGCATTGACGGCTACCCGACCGGCGCGGGCGACCGCATCCTGGTCAAAGACCAGACGACGCAGGCCAACAACGGGATCTATGTGGCCTCGGCCACCGGCTGGAATCGCGCGACCGACATGGCCACCTGGGCACAGGTGCCCAACGCTTACGTGTTCGTTTCGCAGGGCACGGTCAACCAGAACAGTTCCTGGGTCTGCACCTCGACGCTGACCGGCGGCACGATCGGCGTCACCGCGGTGACCTGGGTGCAGTTCTCGCAGGCGGCGGTCGCGACGGCGGGCGCGGGCCTCAGCAAGGTCGGCAATCGCTTCGATGTCATCGGCACCGCCGGGCGCATCGCAGTCGGCGCGGCGGTGGACATCGACACCAACTATGTCGGTCAGATCAGCATCGTCACGCTGGGGACGGTGGGCACGGGGACGTGGAACGCGACGACCATCGCCATGGCGCGTGGCGGCACGGGCGCCACGAGCATCCCCACGGGCTACGTGACCAGCAACGGGTCGGTGCTGTCCTCGGTCGCCAGCATCCCCAACAGCGGCATCTCAGGCCTCGGAACGATGGCCACGCAGGACGCGACCAACGTCGCGATCGTCGGCGGCTCGATCAACAACGTGACGTTCGACTGCGGCGTTTTTTAGAGACGATGTTGAAACGACAATCAGCCGGGATAGTCTTGTTCGCCAGGGTAGGCCCATGTGGTTCGTCCGTCTCGGATGACTCTTCTGCGTCCGGTTGCCGTGGCGGACAGCCGGTCGGCCATTTGCGGTCCCTTTGGTCTGCCGGACTGGAACGCGATGGTCTTTGCCCTGCGGGCCTCGCGTCCCTGTTCATCCTGTGTGGCCCAGTAGTTTTTGCCATACGCCGGATTCTTGGAGCCTTTTGGGGGGTAGTTACGGGCGCGATCAGCGCGGTTCTGTTCAGCGAGGGTTATCGACACATTGCCGGGTTCATACCCTCCACGGTCGCCTTGACGCGCCATGACATATTGACCGCGTCTCCAGCCACGCCTCTCCCATTGGCCGCTTTCCTGCCACAGGGTCCACCATTGATCGAAGGTCAGGGCAAAGGGGATATCGCGCGCTCTGGCATTCGATTTGTGCGCGGCAAAGAGAAACCTGGGGGTCCGGCTGTTCCGGGCGCGCCATTGTTTCATACGTTCAGGCGTCGGCATTTGTGTCTCCCTTCGAGAGGCACGTTGTAGTGGCTGATCTGCTACGCATCAAGCGGCGACCCGCCGGGGGCGCCGCCGGGGCGCCCGCCTCGCTGCTGTCGTCCGAGGTCGCTTTCAATGAGGTTGACCGGACGCTCTACTATGGCCTCGACAATGCCGGTGGGGTCACGACCAACATTATCCCGATCGCCGGTTCCGGCGCGTTCCTGCCGCTGTCGGGAGGACGGTTAAGCGGCGGGCTGAGTTTCGGCGTGGCCACGGTGTCGAACCCCACCGACATGTCGCGGCATATCTCGCTGTTCGACGGCTGGGGCGGCTTCAGCATCACGGGTGGCACGCTCAACCTCGTCTCTGGCGGCATGCTCACGATGTTGTTCCAAGGTGCCACCGCCACCATGGGGACGGGCGTCGGCCTGTATCTCGATCACGATCCGGTCAACGCGACAGAAGCGGTGCCGAAACAATACCTCGACAATAATTACAGCACGAATACGCAGGGTGACGCCCGTTGGGTCAACGTGACCGGCGACACGATGACTGGCCCTCTGGGCATCGCCGATACTTCATCAAGTCCGTTGGTCATCCTGGGCAACCCGGTGATGCCGGGTATTCCGCCGCCCGCGCCAAGCGTCCGCTTCATCGGGGCGCACAACAACGACGGCATGTTTCTTGTCGATGCTTTTGGCAACGGCGGGTCAGGCGGCGGTGGGTTCTTCATGGCTCGCTCCACGGGAGGCGATGCGGGCGCGCCAGGCGCCGTCGCCGCCGGCCAGCGCATGGGCGGGTTACGGTTCTCCGGTTATGGCACTACGGGTTACGGTACGGCGCGTGCGGTCATCCAGGCGTTCGCGGCGGAAACCTTCACCGATGCCGCGCAAGGTGTTTATTTTAGCTTCCTCACCACGGCCATCGGGACCGCGACGCCGCTGGAGCGGCTGCGGTTGACTGATGCCGGCGCATTATTGTTACAGGTTGGTGATCCAACGCAGCCCCTTCAGGCGGTGCCAAAACAATACCTCGACAATAATTACAGCACGAACGCGCAGGGCGACGCGCGCTGGGTGAATGTTTCCGGCGACACGATGACCGGCCAACTCAACATCGCCAACAACAACAGCGCCCTGAGTTTCAAAGACGCCAGCGGCGGCGATGTCAGGTTTATCGTCGGCTCCGACAATCATCTCGGCGTTTATAGCACGGGGTCCGCTGGCGCGACCAACGTGGTCATACTGGACTTCTACGCTCGTAACGACAGCCCGCTGGTGACCTTTAGCCAGTCCACGACGTTCTCAAAAGATGTGACGCTATGGGGAACACTTACCTCGAACTCCAGCATCAACCTGAACAACGGCGTCGGCAACGACCCCAATGACCGCTCGCGCGGCATCACGCTCTGGGGTCCGACGGTCGGCACTGGTTACGGTTTCGCGGTCACCGCCTACACGCTGAACTATGCCGTGCAGGGCGGCAGTCAGAGCCGACACGACTTTTACTCGGACACCGATCTGCTGTTCAGGGTGGGTGGTGATCAGGTCCAACTCTATCGGCCCATGATACTGGCCCGCGACCCGATCGCCGCGATGGAAGCGGTCACGCTGCAATACCTCACGGCCAACACGATCAGCGCGGGCGGTGGGGACGCGCGCTGGGTCAACGTGACCGGCGACACGATGACGGGGTTGTTGGGCATCGCGGCGCCGGATACGCCCACGACCGCGCAACTGGTGCTCAACCCGACCGCGACCGGCGCGGTCAGGCTTGAGAGTAAAATCCGCTTCTACGGCTCGTTCGATTACGCGGGCGACACGACGCCGCGTTTCGCCGCCTCGATCCGGGGCGGGTTCCAGGGCGGCGCGTGGGGCAGTGAGCACCTCGACATCTGGGTCAGCAACCAGACCAACGACGCCAACACAGACGCCAATCAGTCACGGGTCGCGCGGTTCAATCTGAACGGGCTTACTCTCGCGAACGGGCTGTCGGTCGGGGGAGACTCGGGCCTGCACAACGTCTTCCTCGACGGCAATATGGGGATCATCTATCGCGGCCTCTCTGGCGCCACACAAAGATGGGTGGGTTTTGGTTACAACGGCGCCCTGAACCTCTACATCGACGGTGCTTACACGAGCGACCTCGCGACCACGGCATGGGTCGATGGGGCCTACCTCAGGCTAACAGGCGGCAACGTCACCGGACACACAACCTTCTCCGGTGCCAACCCGCAAATATCCCTGAACAGCACGACAGGTGATTATCGTTCGCTCTCATTTGAGACCAACGGGCTATGGCGTTGGCATTTCACCGTCACGGCAGGAGAGAGCACCGGCAACGTCGGCAGTGACTTCACGATCAGCCGCATGGGAGACAACGGCAGTCCAATCGACGCGCCACTGAGGATCATGCGGAACTCCGGGCGGATGTATTTGCAGTCGGGCAACGACCCGATGGAAATCCTCAGTCCAGCCGGGACCGGCGCGCGTTACCGCAGCACGATCAACGGGCTGCGCACATGGAGCGCTGGGACATGGACGGATGGCAGCTATTCCATCGGCGATGAGAGCGCGGCACAGTTACGGTTGACCATCGACACGTCAGGCAACACCACGCTCAATGGCGGTCTGACGGTTGCCGCGCGCTCGACGCTCAACGGCATCTGGCTGAACAACCACGTGTCGAACACCGCCACCGATCTGACCGGCGGCATCGACATGTATGGCGGCAGCTATGGCTTCAGCATCACTGGTGGCACGCTCAATATCATCGCTGGTGGCGCGGTCTGGTTCTATCCGGCTGGCACCCAGATCGCGGCTTTCAACAACGTTGGACTAAGCTTCGTGAGCGGCACCACGGTTGTGCTGGGCCGCGATCCATCCGCCGCGATGGAAGCGGCGACAAAACAATACGTCGATAGCCGCGCGCGGCTCTATACCAACGTCAAAGACTACGGCGCCACGGGCAACGGCTCGACCGACGACACCACCGCGATCCAGAACGCGGTCAACGTCGCCGGGGCGCACACGGTCTTCTTCCCGGCGGGCACCTATCGCACGACCGCGTCGATCTATCTGGCGGCTGGCGTCTCAGTGCTGGGCGTGGGTCCGGCGTCGGTCATCGCGGTCGCGGCGACCCAGTGGACGTTCGTGCTCAGTTTCTCCACCGCCACCGACGCGCATGTCGAGATCAGCCACCTGACCATCGCCCCCACCGCCGCGAATTGCGTCGGCGTCGGCGCCACGCTGGCGAATTTCGTGAGCATCCACGACGTCACATTCGCCGGCACCGCCGCCAACGCGATCAATCTGGACCGTTGCGCCTGGTATGCGATCGAGGATTGTTTCGTCACCTCAAGTATGAACTACCTCGGCGGGCCGGTGATCTGTCAGGATACCACCAGCGCCAACGGCAGCGCGATCGGCGGCAACGGCACCATCACCCGCGTCCGCTTCGCACCGATGACCGGGTCGCCCTACGGCCAGCGCGACGCCTGCATCCGCCTGAGTTCGCAGCCGACGACCAATGTCAGGGAATGTTACTGCGCCTGGGGCGCTTACGGCGCCGGGCCGGTCAGTTTCATCATCATCGAGAACCAGTGCCAGGGCAACATTATCGCGGAAAACATCGCTCTGGGCATGGACTTCGGCATTTTGATCCAGCCGGGAGCGATGGCGAACGCCGTGATGCCCGCCTACATCACGGTTACGCAAAACGCCATCGACTCGTTCGGCTCCATCGCGTGCTTCGTGGCGGGCACCGCGAGCCTTCAGGCCGAGTCCATCACCATCATTGATAACTATTTCACCGAGCCGCAGTCCGAATGCACCGCCGCCGCGATCTCAGCCGGGGGCACGGGTTACACGGTGGGGAACATCCTGACCGGGCCCGCCGTGCCCGCCGCGCAGGAAGGCGCGCAGGTATTGCTTCAGGTGACGGCGGTCAGCGGCGGCGTCATCTCGGGCGTAAGCGTCTACAACAGAGGTCTGACGCAGACACCGCCCGCCAACCCCGTCGCGTTCACCGGAGGGAGCGGTTCCGGCGCCCGGTTCAACCTGACATATTCGACCGCCGGTTATTGCATGTTGCTGCTTTACGCCAACAACTCTAGCGTCAAAGGTAACTTTTGCCTGGGTTACGGCGGCAACCGTTATGGCGCCGGTATCGTCGTGCAAAGCGTTTTGAACATCATCATCTCGGGAAACCGTTGTAACAGCCTGAACATCGGGATGTATTGCCTCGACGCGAACTGCGCCAACATGATCATCACGCACAACAATCTCTACATAAACAATATCGATTTTGGCGGCCCCGCGCCGATTTTCTCCATCCTCCAGGACAATATCGGCGTCCCCTGGATCTCGGGCACGCCCGCCCTTCCGGCGACCGGCGTCGAGGTCACCAATCTCGCGCCGTATCCGAATGAAATTCTGATCACGGGTGGCGTCGTCTACGGGATCACGGTCAATGGCGTTGGTCTCCAACTCACGGGCGGGGCGCAGTGGACGGCGCCGATCATTCTGACGCTACGGCCGCAACACGCCATCGCGGTCGCCTACACCAGCCCGCCGACCTGGACCTGGATACCGATGCTATGACCGCAACAAATGGAGCAACCTGATGGCCGCGTTGATCATCCCTAATCAGACGACTTTCGGTCAGATGACCAACAGTGTCGTCTCCCGCCTCGCCGGTCTCAACACCACCGTGCTGCGTCTCAACGAGGCGGTGGCCACCGCCTCGGCCGACTATGGCGGCGTGCCGGGCACGGAATTCGAATCCGGCTCGATGGGCGGCATGGGACCTTACGCGCCGAACAATTTCGGCGTGCAACCGGACCCGGCGTCACCCGGCGTGAACGGAACAAACTACGCCGACGCGGTGGGCCAACTGGCGACCCAGTGGGCGGCGTTCTGGGCGCTCGCCGCGCCCTACATCAAAACGCTCGACAACGGCCAGGCGGCGATGTGAGCCGGAGCGTCCATCGATCAACTCAACAACGGGAGTGTGCGAATTGAGCGGAACACAGCAAGACGTATCGACCCTACCGGCGACGGTGACGTTGCCGATCGCGCGGTGGAATCAGGTGCTGGAGGTGCTGGGTGGCCAACCCTGGCGAGAGGTCAATCCACTGATCGTCGATGTCCACCGGCAGATCCAGGACGCCGTCAACGCGCAGCAATCCGGGTCGCAACACGGCGAGGCGCGGCTCAAACAGGTAAACCCCGTGTGAGTGGCGCCGCCGCCAGGTCCCGTCTGCCCGCGGTAAAATACTCGCAGACGCAGCTTGGCGGGGTCGTGGTGCAGGGCGCCTTTCAGCCCGGCGGTCTCGATCTGCTTACCCCGACGCTGCGCCTGCAACCTGGCGTGTTGCGTGATGCCATAAACTTCGAATGCGCGCAGCAGGGCGGCTATCGTCGGATCGACGGTTATGAACGGTACGATGGCCGCTTCTCGCCGTCCAACGCCTCGTTCACGCTGGTGCAGATTGAGGCCACGACCTCGACCGGCGATTTCAACGCGGACTTCTCAGCCGACTTCGATATCGCCGGTTTCGCCGGCATCGTGCCGCCGGTCGGTTCAACCGTCATTCAGGATGTGACCAACGCCACGGGCGTTGTCATCGCCGTGGAGACAGGTCCGCCGGCCTACATGGTGCTGACCCAGGTCACGGGGTCGTTTGACGAGATACATGCCATACGCGCTTCACCGGGCGGCGAACTCATCGGTCAGGCGGTGCCCCTGACGGTGCGTCTCAGCCTGAAGCAGGCGGCGATCTACAAGGCACTGGCGGCGGACTCGTATCGGGCGCTGATTCACCAGGTGCCCGGCTCCGGCCCGGTGCGCGGTGTGGTCGGCATGGTGTTCGACGGCGTCGACCAGGTGTTCGCGTTCCGCGATAACGTCGGCGCGACCGCCTGTGGCCTCTGGAAGGCTACCCCGGGCGGCTGGACGGCGGTGCCGTTCGGTGGCCTCGTCTCGTTCACCGCCGGCTCCGGCGGCGCCCCACCGCCCGAGGGCGCCATTCTGACGCAGGGCGGCGTGACCGCCACGATCCAACGGGTGATGTGGCAGAGCGGCTCCTGGGCCGGTTCGGCGGTGGGCGATTTCGTGATCGTCGGCGCGACCGGCGCGTTCCTGGCCGGGGCGGCGACGGTGGCCGGCGGCTACACCGTTACCCTGACCGGCCCGCAGGCTCCGATCGCGCCGTTGCCGGGTGGACGATATGAATTCGCCAAGGCCAATTTCGCCGGTCAGGTGGCCACGCGACGGATCTACGGCGCGGACGGCGTCAATCCGGCGTTTGAATTCGACGGCGTGACTTACGCGCCGATCCGAACCGGCGCCGTGCCCGATCAGCCGTCGCATATCACTTATCACAAAAATTACCTGTTCCTGGCGCAGGGTTCCTCGATCATGTTTTGCGCCGCCGGGCTGCCGTTCCGGTGGTCGGCGGTCGACGGCGGCGGGGAAATCGCCACCGGGGACGTGGTCAACGGCATGATCACGCTGCCGGGCGACCAGACCTCGGCGGCGCTCGCGGTGCTGCTGCGCGGATCGTTCTCGGTGCTGTATGGGACTGACCCCACCACCTTCAATTTCGTCGGTTTCAGCACCGGAGTGGGCGCGCAGAAATATAGCATTCAGAATATGTTCGATTTGTTCATTCTGGACGATCTCGGCGTGATCGCGTTGAAGACATCCCTTAACTACGGCAACTTCGAACCCGCGACGCTGACCAAGAACATTCTGCCGTTCATCCAGCGCCAGCGCGGGCATTTGCTGGCGTCCTCGGTCAATCGGGAGAAAAGCCAGTATCGGCTGTATTTCAATGATGGCTATGCGCTGTATGTTTCGGTGCTGAATCAGGAATACCTCGGCGCCACGCTGGTTCGCTACGCGCATCCGATATTCTGCACCGACACGACGAACCAGACATCACAGATCGAGGCGACCTACGCTGGCGGCGTGGATGGGTATGTTTATCACCTCGATGTCGGGACGAGCCTCGATGGCGCGGATCTCGAGGCGTATTTCACCACGGCCTGGGACTCCGTCCGCGCGCCGCGCGTGTTAAAGCGGTTTCGAGCCGTGTCAATTGAGTTTCAGGGCGAAGGATACGCCGAGGCGCGATTTGGCTATCAACTTGGTTACAATAGCGCCCAGATCGCGCAACTCCCGGATGTAGCCACGGTTCTTAACCTCACCAGCATCGCGGCCTGGGACACATTTATATGGGAGCAGTTCGTGTGGGACGGGGCGACTTTGTTGCCTTCTGAACTCGACATGACGGGGGTCGCGGAGAACCTGCGGTTTCAGATCGCATCAGGAACGAACTACATGGAGCCATACACCGTGAATTCGTTCATATATCATTACAGTTTAAGAAGAGGAATGCGCGTGTGAGCAACTTCTTCTACACGCCCACCGGAACGCCAGGGACGGCGACTCCAGGCGCGTCCGCGCCGATCAGGGCGGAATTCCAGCTTATTTCGGCGGCGTTCGACCTGTTCCCGTCGCTCGCGGGCAGCGGTGGGCGCGCCGTGGTCGTGAACCCGGCGGGCACGGCGCTGACGCTTACCACCGGTCGGTTGACGCTGGGTGGAGACCTCTCCGTCTCCGGGACGTTCCCCACGACATTGCTCGCGAACGCCCCGACCAATCTCACGCTGCCGATGGTGGATGGCACGCTGATGACGTTCGGCGGCGGCGCCATGACGGGGGATCTGACGTTACGGGGCGATCCGACCAGTGACCTGATGGCGGTGACCAGGCGCTATGTCGACACCCATCCGCCTCTGGGCGGTCCGTACTTATCTCTCGCCGGAGGCGTCCTCTCAGGACCGCTGTCGGTGGCGGGCAATGGCGTGACCTACACGGGCGTCGGGTTTGGCCATGCCATGGCGTTCGGCTGGGACGGGGCCGCGGTGCAGGCCTATCACGACGGCGCTTCTGTCGGCGCGCTCGCCACCCAGGCCTATGTCGGCACCCAGCTAAACGGCTTCCTGCCCCTTGGTGGCGGCATTCTCACGGGGCCGCTCACCGGCACGACGGTCACCGCGTCGACTTACGTCGCGACCCTCTCAGGTGGTGGCCGGGTCGTGCTTCACGATCCCGCCGCGGGGACCGACGCCAAGGCGTTCGACTTCGTGTCAACCAGTGCCCAACTTCGCGGGCGACTGATGAACGATAGCTTCCTCAGCGTGGTCAACTGGCTGACGGTCAGCCGCTCCGGCATGACGACCAACAGCGTGGGCCTGACGGCGACGGAGATCGACCTCAACGGCCAGGCGAAGATCAGCGGCATCCTGACGGTGAGCGCCGACGCGACGATCACCGGCAACGCGGCATTTGGCGGCAGCGCGACATTCGGCGGCAACGCGACGATCACCGGTTCGGTGACCGCCGCCACCTTCACCGCCAACGCGTCGGTGTCGACCGTCGCCCTCGTCGCTTCTGGTACGATCACCGGAGATTGGGTGCGCGGAAACACCGCGGTCCAGGCCGGCCCCGACGGCTCGTTGCAGTTCTATACTTTCACCGGCAATAACCGCCGGTTCGCGTTCGCGAACCAGTGGTCCTTGGACTGGAGTTCCCTCGATGGCTCGCTGACATGGGTGGTGCCCGGTAACACGTTGTTCGTCACCTTCGCTTACAGCGGACCTGGCAGTATCGGCGTGAACTGGCTGGGACCCTGGCAGGGCAACGGCGCGTATATCGGCACATCCGACGAACGGATGAAAACCGACATCGAGGACGCCACCGTGGGCCTCGCCGAGGTGTTGGCGATCAGCCCGATCCGATTCCGCCGCATGAGTTATGACGGCGTTGTTCATGGTCGTTACGATATCGGCTTTTCCGCCCAGGAACTCCGCATGGTCATCCCTGACGCGGTGATCCAGGTCGGCGGTCCCGACCCGGACAAGCCTGGCTCACTTAAAAGCGACGACCCGGTTCTCGGACTTATGCTCGATCCGGTCGTGGCGGCGATCGTAAACGGCATGAAGACGCTCAACACGCGCCTCGCGGCGTTGGAAGGGAAGGCCGGCTGATGTCCGCGTCCCTCAGCCCGGGGCTTAATACCCCGACCATCCCGCCGCCGATCCCCGGCACCGCGCCAGCCACCACGCCGCCCGCGAACGGCCTGATCAACAGCGCGCCGGCACCGGACGGCACCAGCGCGCCGGCCACGCCGCCGAACACCGCCCCCGCGGCGGCGCCAGGCGCCACGCCGACGCCGCCGACGCCTCCTCCGGTCACGCCGCCCGTCACACCGGACCCGAACGCGCCGAACGCGTTCAACGTCACTCCGGATCAGACCGTTTCACATCAGATCGGCAACATCATCGCTTCCGGCTCGCCGCTCATGCAGCAGGCCGAGGCGAACGCCCGCAACCTCATGCAGCAACGCGGGCTGATCAATTCGTCGCAGGCGATCACCGCCGGGCAGAGCGCGCTCTACAGCGCGGCCACGCCGATCGCCACCGCCGACGCCGCGACCTACGCCAAGGCGGCGACGGACACCACCACGGCGCAGAACACGGCGAAATTGCAGGCGCAACAGATCTCCGGCCAGACCAACATCGCCCAGATCCAGACGCAGTCGCAGAAGGACATCGCGAACATCCAGTCCAACACCAGCCTGTCGGTGCAGGACAAGATCAGTCAGACCAGCCAGCAGATCGCCAAGATCCAGTCCGACACCAGCCTGACGAACCAGGAGAAGCAGGACGCGACCACATTGGCCGCGCAGAATATTCAGACAAACGCACAATTGGCCCTTGGGCAGTTGAGCGCCAACACGCAACTGACGTTGCAGGACAAGGCTTCGTCAGCGGCGCAGATCCTCGCCACGCTGAACAACACGAGCGCGCAGCGGATCGCCCAGATCCAGGCCGACACCAGCCTGTCGGTGACCGACAAGCAAACCGCGTCGGCGCAGATCATCGCGCAGGGCAACAACGCGACGACGCTGGCCGCGCAGAACCTCGTCAACGCTGGCGCGCTGGCCAACATCGCGGCCAATTCGACCGCGCAACAGCGCATCACGCAGATCCAGGAAGACAACAAGCGCGTGCTGCAAAACTCCGCCGGGGCGCAGCAGCTTTACTCCTCCGCGTTGCAGAACATTCAGGCGTTCATGACCAACCCGAACCTGAATACCGACCAGCAGGCGACGGCGATGAACAACACCATGGATACCCTCAACGAGGGTCTCAAAATGTTCGGCAACATCGACGCCAACACGAACATCAACTCCGTGCTGCGGTTCGGACAGCCGTCCTCAGATGCGAATTCTTCGACGGGGCCACCGTCGAACCTCGGTGATCAGCGGCAGCTTGGCCCGCCGGGTTCGACCGCGACCCCGGCGTCAGGATCTCCGACGTACAGCACCGGCACTCCGGATAACCCGACCAATACCAACCCAGGCGGCGGGGGCGGTGAAGGTTGACGCTCATGGACCGCATCTGGGAGGTCGTCGGGCCAACGATCTACCTCACGCGCGAGCATTACGAACGCTGTTGGCGGGGCTGGACGATCGAGGGTTACGAGCGCGGCGGCGAACTGGTCGGGGCCACGCTGGTCAACGGGCCAGAGTTTCACTTCGTGCTGTTCAATCCGGACAAGCCGATCACCCTGACCGATGTCCGCCACTGCCTCGCCCCGGTCCTCGCGGCCAACGGGCACGTCATCACGCGCACGCCGCACCACGACACGCGACAGCACAGATTCAATCGCCTCGCGGGCTTTCGTCAGATCGGCGGCGATGAATTCAACGTGATTTACCGGATGGAAGCGGCGGGGTCGCGGTGGCTTCGCTGATCAACAACCTGGACATGGGACCGGCGCCGATGGTGCCGCGGCCACCGCTGGCCGAGGAACCGCCGCCGTCGCCCGAATACCTCGACGCGCTGAAGCGGATCGATCCCGGCCCGCGCGCCAACCACATGGCCGAGGCCGACGCGGCGATGTCGCTCACGCCGGAGGAAAAGTTTCTCTACAACGTGCATCTCAACAACCTTTACGGCACCGGCAAGATCGTCCATCCGGATGGTGGCGTGTCGTCCTTGTTGCAAATGTCTTTCGAAAACGACGACGGCAAGACCTACAACATCCCCACCGTGTGGGGTGGCAAGGCGCTGGAGCCGGATGCCGCCATCGCGGCGGCGCACCGGTTCGGCATCGAGCAATTCCCGGCTTATCAGAGCGGTGATGAAGCCGAGGCGCGCTACGACGCGATGCATCATTACCTTGAGAAAGACACTGGCGACTTCATCGATCGCGCGACACGGGGCGTGCCCCGCTGATCAACTCCGAGGGGAAAACCTGAATGCCCGCAGTCCCCGCTTTCGCGGCGGTGTTCGCCGTCGCCGCGGCTGGTGCCGCGACAGCCGGCGCCATCGCTGGCACGGTGGCCATCGCGACGGCTGGCTTCGCCGTGCTTGGCGCGGTCGGCGCGACGATCGGCGCGGTCGGCGCTATCACCAAGAACAAGACCTTGCAAATGATCGGGTTGGGCCTGGGCGTGGTCGGTGGAGTCGGCGGCATCGCGTCGAGCGCGGGCGTGTTCGGTTCCGAAGCCGGATCGATCTTCACGCCGGCCAGTTCCGGCGGCGCGAGCCTGACCGGTGATACCGGTGCGACGTTCGCCGACAGCATGACCCCGGCCACGACCGGTGGCGCTGGCACGGGCGGCGAAGGGTTTGTCGACAGCGGGTCGTGGGATGTCGCGCCGACGACGGCGACGGGCGCGCCGGATCTCGCGGCGCAGGCGGCATGGGCGCCGAACGCGCAACTGTCCATGGCCACGAACCCGGCGACCGCGACGAATCAGATATCCGCCCAGGTGGACACAAGCAACGCGACGGTCGGGGACAGTAAGGGCGTCGTCAGCGGGGCCGCTCCCGACCCCAACGCACCCTCCGCGCAGGTACCAGGGCAGCCGAAGGCCGATCCGGTCCAGGCGGGTCAGGACGGCGGGCCTCTCTCAAAGAACGTCGATACCACCTCGCCCATGGGTCCGTCCGATCCGAACGCCGTTAAACCCGGCGCGGTCACCGGGGCACCCGGGCAGACCACGGCGAACGCGACCGCAACCTCGGGAACTCCAGCGGACCCGCCGGGCTGGTTGGGCAGACAGTTCGCCGGAATAACGTCCTGGGCCAAGGACAACCAGACGCTCGCCTCGGGCCTCGTGAACGGTGGTTTCGGCCTGCTCAAAGGCCTCGGCGGCACCACCGACGCGCAGAACAATTATTATAACGCCAACGCACAGGCCAACCTCGACCTCGCGAAACTGCGCGATCAACAATACGCCAATATCGCCGCGCCGAAAGCCGTCGCCTACTCGCCGCCGGTCGGCAGCGTGCCAGCCTTGGGTACGCAACTGCCGGGCGCGGCGGGCCTGATCAACCGCGCGCCCACATCAGCCGTTACGGGAGCGACAGCATGAGCCAGACCCAGCAGCCGCCGGGCGCGGCGGTCGACCCCAAAACCCCGCTCCGCAACCCGTTGCTGCAACAGATCGAAACCGAGATCGAGAGCGTGCTGCCGCCGGATCAGCGCGACCCCTACATGCGGCTCCTCGTCGCTGGCATGCACGCGGCGCTCGATCCGCAACCGAACGGACAGCCGCCGCTCGTCGCGCAGTTCCGCCAGAGTAAAGACCCCATCAACGACGCCGCCATTGGTTCTGCTGGCATCATGATGATGCTGTATCACAAGGCCAACGGCGCCGCGCTGCCGCAGGCGCTGATACCGGCTGGCATGTCGTTGCTACTTAAGGCGTTGGACTTTTTGCAACGCACGCGGATGGTGCCGCAAATCGCGGAGCCGGATGTCGATCGCGCGACGCACGCTTACACAGACCAGATTTTCAAGGCGTTCCATATCACGCCGCAGGGCATCCAGAACGCGACACAAAAGGTGCATGCCGCCATTCAGGACCCCGACGCGCAACGCAAGATATTGATCCATTCCGGCGCCATCCGCGACACGACGGGGATGAAACCGCCGCCGCCAGGCCCGCCGATCGGCACGCCGCTGAACGGTCGCCCCGGGATGATGAACCGCTGAGATGGCGAGCATCATCAATGGCGCCAACGAAGCGCCGCCGCCCCGGGCCTACGATGAGTACGACGCGAACGGGCAGTGGATCGGGCAGTCGACCGAGGGGTTCCAGGGACCCAACGCGCGGCCCCGTGACGGCACCGCCGAGGCGGCGCCCAAACCCGGCGTTGACGTGGGCGGTGCGGCGCAGTCGGTGATGGACTGGCTGGGCGGCATGTTCGGCGGCGGGCCACGGGAGACCCGGCCCATATGGAATCCGGATAACCCGGTGGGTACCGAGACGCTGCAATCGGTGTCTCAGGGGCCAACGGAGCGCACCTGGGGCGACACGGCGCGTGACATCCTGCCCAACATCCAGCGCGGCGCGGGGGCTGTTGGCGACTTCCTGACCGCCGATGTCATGACGCCGATCGCCGACGCTCTCAGCCATCCAGGCGTGTCCCTGCCGGAAGGCGGGAAGTGGATCGAAACCGACAGCGGCAGCGCGGTTCAGATGCCGGATGGGAAAGTCATCTATCCGGAACAACTTAACCGCCGCGCCGCTTTCCTGCCGATCGAGACGCAACCATATTTTGGCGGGGATTCTTCTCTGGCGATGCCCGGCGCCCTCGACGTGGTGCCGGCGGCGAGCACGGGCGGGGCCGCGCCGGAGGGCGCTCTCGCCGCCAACGCGTTCCGCCGGGCCGGGCCTCTGGCAGCCAGGAAATTCGCGCCAGCGGTGCCGGAATTCGTTCCTCCCGCTGAGTTCGCGCCGCATGTCGACTTCGCGCCCGCGGCGCGTCCCGCTTTTGTCGAACCCGGCGCCCCGCCTGTACTGTCCCGCCTCGGGCCGGGAGAGCTGTTCGACCAGGGTAGGGGCGTGGAAGCCGCCAGAGGGGCCACGCTGGGTCTGACGCCGGAAGCCTATGATGAACTCATGGCCGGGCGCGGGCGCCTGTTGGACAGCGGCGTGGCGGCGCTGAACAGGGTCGGCAAGGGTGAGCGCGGCAGCGCCAGCCTGCCCAGCCTTCGCAACATCCCCCCCGAGGAAGCGTCCGTGGTCGCGTCGACCGACCCGCACCTGGCGTTCAAACGTCCGGACGGGAATTTCGTTGGCGCGCCGCCCAACACGAAGACGATGGAGGACGTGCAGCGCCTGCGCGATGCCTTCGACGCCCAGGTCGAGCGCGGGGCCGGCGGCAGCGACTGGTATTTCAGGGTCCACGCCTACATCAATGAACTCTCCGGCGGCGATCCGATCCTGGCGCGCCAGATCGCGGAAGAATGGGCGCTCACGTCGGCGCAGGCCGATCCAGGCACCAACACGGGCTTCGCCGCGTTCGGGCGGAATTCCCGCGCGGCTGGCACGCCAGCCGACATCGTGCGAACCGGGCAGCAGGCGCGCACGCTCAACGCCGCGCGAGACGCCCAGGAAGAGTTCCTCGCCAATCAGACCCCGGGCCGCAATTCGCTGCCGAACGACCCGGAACAGACGCTTACCCCTGAGTTGCTCCCGCGCATGCCGCTGGGCAAAAAGACCGACATTTACCGCCAGCACATGGACCCGACCGCCCCCTACGGTTCCACCGGAACGAACGATATCTGGCATGGCAGGGCGTTTGGTTTCGCTGACCCGGTGACCGGCGCGGAGTGGAGCAAGGCATTCGGGCCGGCGCAGCATAACTGGCTCGACTATGAGACGATCCAGGCGGTGAACCGCGCCAACGCCAAAAACCTGGGAGGTCGAAACAACTGGACCGCCGCCGAGATCCAGGCGGCGCCGTGGGTGGCCGGCAAGATGGAGAGCCTCCAGCGCCGGTTTAACCTGTCCCCGGAGGAGGCGTTACGACGCGCCAACGCGACCTATCCGGACCTCGGGCGCTTCTATGAGGCCTCGATGCCGTATGAGGGGGTGCCCGGCGGCGGCATCGGCCTGACGACGGGCAGCATGTCCCCCGAGGACTGGACCGCCGCCATGAGGCGCGTGAACCCCGGCGGCGTCGATCCGCAACTGACCCACATGGGGATCATCAACCGCGCGACCCAGCAAGGCGGCTATGGCGGCTGGATCGAGCCGCCTGGGCCACCGCAGATCAATCCGGTGAGTGTCGCCAGACCACAGGTAGGGACCCGAACAACGCCTCGGACGCCTGAATCGCCACCGCGCCGGATCGCTGACCCGGCCACCATGACGGCGCTGGACATGGCCGCGCATGTGCGAGGCCTGAGCGACTTCCAGGCGGGGAGTCCGGTGACCTACTGGGACCGCCGCGCGCCGAGCGGCAACGCGACCAGCGTGACGATCGACCTCGGCAGAGCCACGACGGAAGCCGAAGCCGCGGCGTTGGTCAGGCTCGCTGACAAATATGGGTTCACGTTCGCCAATACTGGGGAGGGAGCCGGGTTCCTCAATCTGGATCCGGCGTTAAAGGGCGGTGTCGTCCAAAAGAAGCTGGACACCGGTATGGCCGACGAGATCAAAAAGATCGTTCCAGACGCCACGATCGGGCGAGCGGACACTCTCAGCCACAGCAAATACGCCGACTATACCGATTTCGGGTCGAACAACCGCCTTGAGGCGGCAAGGCAGGGTCAGGGTCAGGCCACGCGTTACATGGACGAGCGGCTACAGGCCGGTCGCGCCACCGCGCCAGGTGCTTACCGCAGCCTGATGGACGACCCCAACGAGGCCGCGCATTCGCAGGAGATCCTGCGGTTGCTGCGTGACAGCGGGCAGCTTGGCCAGCGTCCCGACTACGAACTATGGCACCGCCTGATCGCGGAGGGGCGTCTCAGGGACGCTTTGGCGTGGGCGCGAGCAAACGGCTACAAAGGATTGCCCGCGGCAGCAGGCGGTGTGGGACTAGGCGGCGCGCTTCAGGGTGGAGAGAATTCCACTGATGCGGGGTCATGACGACATCGGACCAGATATCGACCCCGCGCGTCTTCTTCTGTTTCTTGTCCCACCAGGACAGGCGCATGAAAGGCCTGCCCATATACGGGTTCATCATATTGGTGATCGGCGGCAGGCCTCGTTTGGATTGCAGCTCCCACATGAGACCCAGGTTCGACATTCTTCCCGTGCCTGTGGGTACATCAGGGAACTCGGGGTCGCGCCAGGATGGCACGCGTCTCGCGTTGAAGAACTTTGGGGCCATGACGCGCGGGTCTCCGAACAATCTCATCGGGAATATAGGACATTATAGGATGAAACGCCAGACATGTCCCTGCTGAACGCCCTCGGCGGCGCCATGGAGGGGTTCGGCACGGGCTACGCCGACGCGGTCAACACCGAGCGCAAGCTGGCGTTGCTGAACGCCACGCCGCCGCGTGACCCGGTGGCACCCCCCGACACGCCGCCACCGGCACCCGCCGCGCCGCCAGCCGGGCCGCGGGACGCGAAGCTGGAGCATGTCGTGCAGGCGATCTACGGCCAGGAGAGCGGTGGTGGCGCCAACCCGGCGACCAGCACGGCGGGAGCGCGCGGCGGCATGCAGATCATCCCCGCGACCTTCAACGCCTACGCGCTCCCGGGCGAGAAGATCGATAATCCCGATGATAATCGCGCCGTTGGGCGCCGTATCATCGAGGATCTCTATCGTCGGGCGAACGGCGACGCAGCCCGAACGGCGGTGGGTTACTTCTCCGGCCAGGGCAACATGTCCCCGCTGGCCTTCAACACGCCGTGGAAAGAGGACCGGGTCGACACGAACGGCAAGTCGACATCCGGCTATGTGGGCGACGTGCTTCAACGCATCGTGCGGCTGGCCGCGCAGGCAAAATAGAGGCGAACGGGCATGGCAAGCTTGTTGAACGCGTTAGCCGGCATGGGTGGCGCGGTGTCCGACTACGCGGCGCACTACGGCGCGCAGGCGCAGGCCAACGAAGGCGCGATGAACCTCCTCCAGGCCAGATCGGCGCTGGAGGCCGAGGCGGCGCGGCAGGCCGACGCCATGGCCACGACACGGGAGGCAGCGGGGCGCGCCGACACGTTCCGCTACAGCACGCAACTGAAGGGCCTGGAAAACACGCAGATCATGCAGCGTGAAGCCGCCGCCAGGGCGGCTACGCTTCAGGCGCAGAAAGACCTGGCGACATTCACGGCGGGTTTGCCGACACCCGACGAGCGGTTCCTCACGCGCCTGCTTGGCGGCAGTATCACGGGAACGTCTCCGGCCACCCCCGCGACCGGCCCGACACCACCCGCCACGGGCGGGGGCACCGGAACGGTCGATCAGGGCGGTTGGGACACGGGCACCGGTCCCGCGCCGCCGCCGGTATCGACCGGCCCGGCGACGGACGCCGCGACTTCACCGCCAGCCGCGACTTCGCCGCCAACGGCGACGGCGGCACCTGGCGGGCCAACGATCGCCGGTCTGAGCAAAGAACAGATCCTGTCGGGCTTTATCCACGAGAAATACCACATCCCGCAGGAGGGGTCGGAAGCGGCCAATCGCACCGCCATCATCCAGGACATCGTCAACGACCCGGCGAATAAGGATCTGACGCCCGGTCAGCGCGCGGCGATGGTCGAAGCAAGGATCTCCGGCCTGAAAGCGATCGAGCGCACCGGCACCTACAAGTTTGAGGCGGCGACCGCGCCAGATCCGGACGACCCGAGCGGCAAAAACACCATCCCGGGCTTCATGCGGTTCAATATGCGGGACGGCAGCAGCACATTCATTCCGACCAATACGAACCCGAACAAACCCGGCGCGGGCGGCATGGGGAACCGGGCGGAACTGATGTATAAGCGCCTCGCCGCGGCGACCGACATGGCCACGGCGGCGGCTGCCAACATCATGGAAATGCCGTCCTCGTCGTCGGAAGGCATCCTTAGTGGATATCATCCCGGCACCAGCCTGCTGGGCGCGTTGAAATCGACACTCAGCCAGGCGCTCTCGCCGCAGGAAGTGCAGGACTACAACGTGATGGCGGCAGGCCTCGGGCGGAACCTCGCGGCGATCGAGTCGTCCGGTCTCGCGCCACCCGCCAGCTTCACCAAGTCGATGGACGCCATCCTGCTGACCGCGGGCGACACGTACTTCACCAAGCTGCGGAAGATGGCGGAACTGCGCCAGATCGTCACCGAGGGCATGAAGGCCAACATGGCCGACCCCAAAATCCCCGACGTGCAAAAGTCGGCGCTTAAGGAAAGCCTGGACAAGTTGGCGACAGTCATTCCGTTCACGCATCATGATATCAATGTGTTGCAGTATGGCAAGGGCACCGAGACGCTGAATGATGTCATGAACCAGAAGGGCCTCGGGCAGAAACCGGGTGGAGACGCCAAATCAGACCCCCTCGGGATCAGGTAACGCCCATGCCAGACCTCAACATGGCGACGGTTCGGCAGCAATTCCCGCAGTATAACGACCTGTCGGACGATCAACTCGCGCAGGGACTGCACGACAAGTTCTACAAAGACATGCCGTTCGATACGTTCGCGTCGAAGATCGGCTATTCGCAGGCGCCCCCGCCCACGATGGGCGTCGAGGGCATGGTCGGGTTCCCCACGATCGGCGGGCCGCAAACCCAGATCGGCGCCGACGTGAACGCTCTCGCGCAGGGCGCCGTGGGCGGCACGGGCGGCATCGTCAGCGGCGTGGGCCGCACGTATCAGGAAGCTGGCCCGCGTATGGCCAGGGCGCAGACGGCGACGATGGACGCCATCGATCGCGGCGAGACCGTCCCCGACCAGCAAGACCCTATCGGCTACCAGTACCTGTCCCCCGAGCAACGCGCCAAGGCACGCGCGGATCTCGGTGGCGCGAAGGATGAACTGGAGGCACGCGAGCCTAATGCCCTGATGCGCGCCGGTCGCGCGGTGCAGGGCTTTGGCCAGAGCGCGTTCCCGGTCGACCCGGCGCTGGAGGGGCGGCAGACGGGCATCGCCCGCATGATCGGCGGCGCCGGTCCCGTGCTGGCCGCGGGTGCCCTCGGGACCGCCGTGGGTGGACCCGGCGGCGGCATGCTGGCGAGCATGGCGGCGGTCGGCTCGCAGACCTACGATGCCACCTACCAGGAAGCGATCGGCAAAGGTCAGACCCCCGAACAGGCAGACGACGCCGCGGGCAAGGCCGCGATGGGCCAGGCGATCATCATGACCGTGCCGCTGGCCAGGATCATCCCGCGCGTGCCGATGGATCTACGCGAGGGGTTGGTCAAAACATTGGTGAACCTCGGCCAGAACGGCGTGGAGTTCAGCGCCGGCAACACGCTGGGCACGGTCGTCAACAACTACGTCGCACAGCAGAGTTTCGACCCGAAGCGCGGCCTGATGGACGGCACCCAGGACGCGGCGCTGGAGGGATTCGTCGCCGGCCTCGTCATCCCCTCGACGGTCAACGCCGCCCAACGCATCGCGGAGAGCGCGCGGACGGCGCCGCCGCCCATCGCCGACGTGATCAAGCCGGTTCTCGACGCGCCCGATGTCGAGACAGCCGTCAGGGCAGCGTCGGACGTGGTCAGCGCGGACCCGGCCACCGACGCGCGGGCGTCGGATCTCTACCAGCGGGTGAATCAGGCCACGGCGCCCGGCCCGGCCACCGAGGCCAGGGATACGGCGGCGGCGACGGCGGCGACCGCCCAGGCGCGCGAGGTGGCGGCGGGCAGAGAAGAGCCGCCACCCGTGCCCTACAGGCCCATGACCGCCGCCGAGGTGCAGGCGCGCGACGGCGGCACGATCGAGGAAGCGTTCATAACCGCCCGCCGGGAAAACGCCGCGGGCGCGGCCAACCAGCCAGCCATGGTGCCGCCCGGCACCCCGCCACCCCTGCTGCCGCGCATCATGGACCTGTTGCGCGAGACCGACCGCCAGGAAGCCGAGCGACCGGCCATGGTGCCGCCGACCTCGACCACCGATCCGCTCACCGGGCGGACGACCTCGATCACGCCGCCGCCGCCAGAACAGACCATGCCGATCCCGGGAACGCGATCGCCGGTCGCGCCGCCGCCTGTCCCCACACCCGACATGACCGGATCAGTCGGCGCCGCCGCCTCGCGCGAGGGGACACCCGCCGCCGATCTGTTGCCGACCGCATCCGAAGCGGACAGCATCCGCCAGCAAGGCGAGATCGAGCGGCTCGCCACGCCACCCCGCCCCGGCGACAAAACGGTCTACATCAAAGGCGCCGACCCGACCCTGGCCGAGGTCACGGGCGACCCGGTCGTCGCCATGGAGCAGGCCTATAACCGCCAACAGCCGGTGGCGAACCCGCACCACGTCGAACGGGAGACCAGAGCCGCTGACGCGATAACAGAGGAGTACGCCAACACGGCGGGCGCGAAGATCACGCTCGATCGCATGGAAGAGAAGCAGGACCTTCAGGCGCAGGCGGATATCAAAAAGGTATTCGGCGAGCCGGGATCGCAACGGCCCCCGGCGGACCCATCGTCTACCCTCAGACTGATGGACGACTTTCTGGACGATCCACGGCATGCGGAACGCAATTCCGTCGTCAAGATACTTCAGCCCCTGAGAGACAAGTTTTACGACGCGGACGGCAATCTAAAGACCGATCCCTACACGCTCTATGGCATCGGTGAGCATATCAACGACCTGTTGAACGGAGTCGGCGATACTGAAACGGTCGGTTCAGCACGCGTGCTGAAACGCGAACTGACGATGATCAAGAACGATCTCTATAACCGCATCGAGGACGTGGCGCCGGGGTTCGCGGAATATCGCGCCAACTACGCCAGGGCGGCGAGCGAGATCGCCGCGATGCGCTTCCTGCAAGAGAACAGACTGAGGTTGCTAAACGCTAATTTGCGAATAACCCCAGCGAAATGGTTCGGCTTCATGCGTGACGTGATCGAGGGGCGAGGCGATCCGATGGACCCGGCTTATGGACTGTCCGAGGCGCAGATGGATCGGTTGTGGAACATAACCGACCATGTGAAGCGGCAGATGTTCCTTGAGACCGGGAAACCCAGAGGTTCATGGACCTCAATGATGCAGGAAATGGGCGAGCGTTTCGGTGAAGCGGCGGCGCATGCGGTGGTGGGGCACGCGGTTCCCGTCTTTGGCAATATCGGCGTCAAAATGGGCACGTCGTATCTGCGAAACCGTCGCGCCGAGAAAGAAATGCAGCGATTTCTGTATCCGGATCTTAGCGAATAACGAAAGGACATCCCCATGCGCTACCTCCTCGCCGCTGACCAGGGAGCCTGACCCATGACATTCCGTTACGGTGCCGTGCTTCGCAACGACCAGGTGTCGCAGATCCAGACCCGAATGGCGGTCTCGGGTACGGCGACGATGCAGCTTCGCATCTATAGCGGCGCCGAACCGGCGAACTGCGCCGCGACGGAACCCACCGGGACGCTGGCGACCATCGTGCTGCCAGCCTCGTTCCTGACCAGTAGCGGCGGGGTGACGACCATCGCGGGGACGTGGAGTGTCGCGGCCAGCGGCACCGGCACCGCGGTCTGCTGGCGCATGTACGACCAGGCCGGGACGTGCCATGTGCAGGGCAGCACGGTGACCGATCTGGTGCTGAACAACCAGAGCATCACCAGCGGGCAGACGGTTACAGTAACTTCATTCTCGGTCACAGCAGGCAATGCGTAGAACTGTATTGCTATTTGTTGAGGGGGAGGTGATCATGATCGCGAAGGAGATTTGCGGTCATGAAGCAGGACAATCGTCCGAACAAAATCCGCGACATTCACGGCATGTCGAGGACGCCGGAGTATATGGCGTGGCGCAACATGCTCACCCGTTGCTATAACTCTAAGTCTGATCATTACACAAATTACGGCGCTCGCGGCATCAAGGTGTGTGAGCATTGGCGAACCGCGTTTCGCGCATTCTACGAGGATATGGGGCCTCGTCCGCCAGGGACGACGCTCGAACGGCGCGATGTGCATGGCGATTACGGACCCGACAATTGTGTCTGGGCGACACCCGTTGAGCAATCGAGGAACACCACCGTCAACCGCTATGTCAATTACAATGGACGGTCAATGATTCTTGCCGATTGGGCGACTGAAACCGGCATCAAGAGATTGACCATCCTCATGCGCCTCGACCGCGACAAGTGGACAACTGGTCAGGCGCTTGGATACGAGCCGCCGCCGCTACGCAAGCCCAGAAATGTTCGTTTGATTGAATACCAAGGGGAAACTCTTCCAATGATCGAATGGGCTAGACGATATGGACAACATCCGACTGCCGTCGCAACGCGACTAAACGATCTCGGATGGAGTGTTGGTCAAGCAATTACTGCAGAGCCACCGCCGCCAAGACTGGGTAATTCTAACTCCAAGGCAGCCGAAAGGACGCGGCGTTATCGAGCGCGACTTGCTTCGAAAAGAACAACCTAATGTGGGTTCGTTCCGGTTCGTGCTGCCGCTGCGGCCAGTGCTGCGTCGGCACGCCATTGCTTTGGATGGTGCCGCCACCCGTGCTTTCGCCCGACGATCCGATGCTGCGCGATCCGCCGGTCCAGGGAATGTGTCCACTTTACGAGGTGCATGCCGGGGCGCCAGAGGGCGAAGGCTTTTGTATCGGTCACGAACCACCGAACCAGCACGGCTATTACCTGAGCGGCTGTAACATCTGGCCGGATAATCCGGAGCAAATCGCCGACAAGCCGGGTTGTTCTTACACCTTTACGTGGTCCGACGTGGACTGACGGATGGCCGTCCAGACCATCTGGCTGCTGGGGACGGCGGGTGTCACGCCGAACTTCTTCGGCAATACGCAGCTTAACGGCAGCGCGCCGACCGCGGCCAACACGGCGTTCGGTTGGGGTCCGGCCAAGACCGCTGTCACCACGCCGTATTTTCGGGGCCGTTTGGGCGCCACGACGACAGGCAGTGATGCCGCCGTCGCCAGTTCCTACAACGCGGGCACGTCAGGACCGACCAGAGGCACCGGCACGGGCGCCGCCACGGCGGGCGACAGTTTCATCGCGGGTCCGTTCTCCGGCACCTTCGCCGCCACCGCCTGGACCTTCAATTGTAATATCCGCGCGAGCACGGCCGGCGCCGTCGGCCACATCAACATGCGCTTTTGGCGATCCGCCAACGCGGACGGCTCGAGCGCGACTCAAATCACCGCCAACACCGTGGGCGCGACGGTCACGCTGTCCACCACGGCAGACGTTAACAGTTCAATCACCTGGTCGCCAGGCGCGCTCGACCTCAACGCCCAGTACCTGTTCTTTCAGGTCGAGTGGCAGGAGACCACCGCCGGATCAAGCAACAACGACAACGTCTTCTTTCGCATCGGCACGGCCTCGATCACCACGGCGGATTACGTCGCCGCCGCGCTGGGCACGCTATCGCTCACCCAGGCCAGCCAGACCCTGTCGTCCGTTGGTCAGGTCAGAGTCAACGGCACGCTCTCTCTCACCCAGGCGGCGCAAACGCTGGCCGCCGCGGGCGGCGGACTACCACCCATCACCGGAGGAGTTGGAGGATCTCCAGATACAAACACGGTGTTGTTGATTCACGCCGATGGCGCCAACGGCTCGACGACATTCACCGATGCTTCTTCTTACGCGCACACGTTGTCGGTCATCAACAGCGCCCAGGTCACCACCGCCGCGTCGAAGTTCGGGACTGGCAGCGCGAAATTCGACGGCGATTCCGGTGCCTTCATCGACACCGGGAACGTCACGGATTTTCAGTTCGGATCGGCGCCGTTCACGATCGAGGCGTGGGCTTATTACACGTCGGCGCCTGGGAGCGCCACCAAAGCAATCACCGCCGTGTGGGGACCGGAAGGCAACGATTCATGGTGGTTAGGAAACAGTAACAACGGCCTGATGTTCTTGTGGTCAACGACCGGTGTTTACGACGGCGGCAAGGTTCTTCAGCCCGGTGGTTTCACTCCCACACTCAACACCTGGTATCACATCGCGGCTGACCGGGACGCCTCCGGCATGCTGCGGATGTACATCAACGGCGCGGTCTACGCATCACAAAGCATCACCGACTTTTTCTCCGCGAATGGCGGAACCTGTACCGTCGGTGGCGATCATGTGAACGCCGGGAACGGCTTCACCGGCTACCTCGACGAGGTCCGGGTCACCAAGGGCGTGGCTCGCTACGGTGGCGCTTTTACCCCGCCAACCGCGCCCTTCACTATCGCCGCGCCGCTGGCGCAGGCCAACCACACCATCGCCGCCACGGGCGATGTGCCGCTTCTGCCTCCCACGGCGATCCTCGCGCTGACCGAGATCAGCGACACGATCTCGGCGGCGGCAACGGTCGGTCCCGACTCCGGTATCAGCGGAGGGCTTGGCGACCCCAACGCCTCCATCCCGATCCCGGTGGATCTTCTGGTTCACGCGGACGCCGCCGCCGGAACAACGGTGTTCACCGACGCATCCGGCAACAACTGGCCGATCACGACACTGGGCGATGCCCATGTCGGAAGCGCGGCGAAATTCGGCACCGGGTCCATGGCGTTCGGCCCGCCTTCGTCAACGATCTCGCAATTGGCGATAGGCGGGCCGGGTGACTTCCACATCCCTGGCTTTACGCCGTTCACGATCGAATTCTGGGCCTGGTTTAACACCGATCCCACCGCCAGAACCCGCATTTTCACGGGTAAATGGGGGCCAGGCGGCAACGAATGGGTATTGGCCCTCGTCAATTCCGGCACCTTTACTTTCGTCTACACAACAAACGGAAGTGACTACCAGCTCGTCGGCTTAACCATACTCGCGTCGACAGATATCGGGAAGTGGATACATTTCGCGCTCGCCGGAGACGCCACCAACTTTAGAGCCTTTGTCAACGGTTCTATCGCGGGCTTTGGTTATCGTAACACACCATTTTATTTGAGTTCCTCCATAACCGGAATCGGCAACGACCCCGGTGACGGCGCGTCCGCTAATTTCGACGGCTACATCGATGAACTGGCGATCACCATCGGTACGTGCCGCTATATTGCCGATTTCATCCCGCCTTATAAACCGTATCGGGCTTTCTCCGACCCCGGCTACATGGTCCAGGGCGCGCAGACCCTCGCGGCCACGGGCACGGTCGCTGATCCGGTCAGCGGCAACGTCGGCACGCTCAATCTCACGCAGGCGTCGCAGACGCTGTTCGGCACCGCGAAGGTCGCGGTCGACGGCACGCTGGGCCTCACTCAACAGCCGCAAACGCTGGCCGCGACCGGCGGTGTGGCCCTCGGCGCCACGCTGGGCCTCACACAGGCACCACAGACGATCGCCGCCGCGGGCGGGGTCACCGTCACCGGCACGCTGGGCCTGACCCAGCAGCCGCAGACACTCGCGGCGGTCGGGCGTGTGCTGGTCGGTGGCGCGCTGGGCCTGACGCAACAGTCCCAGACGTTGCTGGCGGCGGGGCAGATCCTGGTGACGGGCACGTTGTCGATCGCGCAGGCGCCTCAGACGCTGTCCGCGTTCGGCACGGTCGTCTCGCCTGGCGTCATCGTCGGCAACCTCAACCTGACGCAGGATGACCATGTGTTGAGCGCCACCGGCACCGTGCCCGCGAACGACACGGGAATCATGGAGACGCAGTACTATTACCGCCGACGAATGAGGAGATAACAATGGCGACAATAAATCCGGTGATCACGGCGGTTGGCCGGGGCGATGGATCGACACTGCTCGTGACGTGGTCGCCGTTGACCAACGCGGACACCTGTCAGCCGGTTTCATACCCGGAATACTCCGATCGATCGGTGCATGTGTCGGGCACGTTCTCTAGCGCCTCCGTCGCGGTGCGCGGGTCGAACAACGGTACGACCTACGCGCCGCTGAACGACCCGACCCGCACGATCATCGCGATGACGACCGAAACGATTCAGGCGGTGCTGGAAAACACCGTCTACGTCCAGCCGGTCGCCACCGCCGGCACGGGCGGGCAGACGCTGACCATTTCGATGCTGTTCCATCTCACCAACCCCTTGAGGACCTGACAATGGCGGACTTCAGCGAAGCAGCGGAATTCGTACGCCGCTGGGTTGAGAAACAACGCGATGTCATCGCGCTGGGCGAGGCGTTGCAGACCATCGGGCGCATCGACCACGCCGCGAAGGAACACGAGGAGGCGCGCGATAAACTCGCCATCCAGGTCGCGGCGGCGAAAGAGGAACTTCAGAAAACCACCGACGCGCACAAGACGTTTCTCGCCACGCGCGCCAAAGACCTGAAGGACCACGAGGCCGCGGCGCGACAGATCCTGGCCGACGCCAAAGCGGCGGGCGGCGAGGCGCTGGACCAGGCACGCGCGGGCGCGGACGCCACGATCGCCAGCGCGAACGCCGAGGCGGAACGCATGCGCGAGGCGAACGCGCAACGCATGGCGGAACTGGAACGGGCGTTCGCGGCGAAAAGCGCGGAACTGAGCGACATGCAACAAACACTGACCGCCGCCCGGCAAGAACACGAAGCCCTGGTCGAGACGATCGCCAACATGCGACGCCTCGCCGGGCGTGTCATGGCGGACTAGGCCGATCGTCTGGCTGACACACCGTCAGGCTGGATACGCGCCAACCTCGGCATCGCCGCCACGCTCCTCGCGCTCGCCGGCACGATCCTCGGCGGGGTCGCCGCGGCCAGCACATGGCTCGCCTCGATGCACCACCTGGAGCGGCGCGTCGACGTGCTGCGTGGCGAAATAACCACCATGCAGGGCGCAATGGCCACGAACCGGACGACCGTGCAGGACGTGCGCCGCGCGCTGGAGGCCAACGACGCCGCCCACCGCGAGGCCATCGCCCGCGCCGAGGAGCGGCTCAAGGCTCTGGAACGAGCCAAACCGTAACGCGGGCGAGGGAGCGCCGCGTCACTGGGCGTGCTAGCCACGCTCGCCACCCCAACAAACAGGAGACGCAGCATGCCTTTCGTCAGTGGATTCCTACAGGTGCGCCACGGCGGACACCCGGACCAGGGACTGCCGGGCGAACAGCCGGGAATCGATAATTCTTTGCCCGGGATGCCCGCCTACCCGGACCAGGGGTTGCCGATGCCGCCGCCTGGCACGTTTCCGCCACCCAGCCCGGCGCATCCGATCGTCCCCGCGCCACCGTCCACGCCGCCTGGCGTGATCTGGCCACCGATCGGTCGTCCGCCGTCCTGGGGCGGGGGCTGGGGCAGCGGCAACCGGCCCGATCAGGGACTTCCTGGCAGCCAGCCGGGACCGGACAACACCCTGCCGGGTCAGCCCGCGACCCCGGACAACACGCTGCCGACGCAGCCGCCGCGCCCCGACAACTCGTTGCCATCTCAGATGTATTGGGTGGTCTGTGGAATCCCCGGTGTCGGTTGGCGCTACGTGTGCGTCGACCCCTCGCTTCAGCCGGGAATGCCGCTGCCGCCGATGCCGACGCCCGAGCCTAAATAATAACGAAAAGGGCGCGCACCCGACCTGGATGCGCGCCCACCTCGCCTCGCCCTACCAAGCCCCGCCACGCCGGACCCCGCCTAGCCCCGCCGCGCCCTACCCCGCCCGGCCCTGCCACGCCTCGCCGCGCCTCGCCTGACCTGACCACGCCCTGCCTCGCCGCGCCTCGCCTAACCACGGCGGGCCGCGCCAAGCCACACCTTGCCTAACCGGACCGTGCCCCGCCGGGCCACACCCCACCTCGGCGCGCCACGCCGAACCTGTTACGCCTCGGAAACGCTGTATTTCACGACGCTAAACCGTCCGTAGGTTGGTCGAAAATCGCCAACGCCGCCGATCCTGCCAGCGAGCGTGACGACCTCGTGCAACTGATCCTGATTGACATATTCCGGTAGCGTCACCAAAAACCTGAAGTCACAGGTCCAGCCGACCCGCATCGCCGGGCGGATTCTGTTGATGCCAGCACGCTGAATGACAACGCGGCGCCTGTCCTCGTAATCCCAGTCCTTTGTCCCAAAAGACGCCAGCGGCGTCAGCGAAACGATCGCCGCCTTGTAGAGATCCATGGCGGACTTTCTTGGAGAGCGCGGATCTTGCCTGAACTTCGAAGCCTGGATGATCGCGCCACGCAGGTATTCCCCGGGCATGCAGATCATTCCATTTTCGTCGCGATAGACATACGACTCGACATCGTCGGTCTTTTTCGCCGCGCTGTTTTTCGCGGCTTTCCCTTTGGTCTCAACGCTTTCCGCGTTCCACCGATGGAACAGAACATCGGCTGACCCTCGGATCGAGACATTCGCGACGTACGGCAGCTCAGAGTTGATCGCCTCTTTGCCGCCATTCGTTACGTTATCTGTTATTCGTACGACCTTCGCCAT